ATGATCATACTCGTCTAGATCAAATAAGGGACCGAAAACATAAGCTTCACCTTCTTCTCTCACCATTTCATGAGGTGGATATTCGGTGGCAGATTTTCTAATAATTTCTAACATTAGGGAATCGACATCTAACACAACATAGTCTTCTTCATAATTAAAAGTACTAGGTTCACAGAAAACTAGGCTCGTCTTTTTTGATTGAGCCCTTGGCTTTGTGTGTTTATACAACCGTGGCATATTTATTTAAGTTATATGTGTGTTTATGTTTAAGTTCTGATATAACACATATATATATATATGTATATATGTTATAATTTGAGAAATGTATTTAAGAAATGTATTTAAGAAATGTATTTAAGAAATGTATTTAAGAAATGTATTTAAGAAATGTTATAATCTTCAAGTATAAACCAAAAAAAATTTAATCATCTAGATTGCAAAAAATTCGTTTTTTATTTCATCCATATCTAAAATTAACATGTATCGCTCAAATTCTCAACCTCGTTATCGTTATGATGGTCAGGGAGGCCCTGAAATCCCGGCGGCAGCAGTTTCTCCAGCAGCTGCTGGAGCAGTTTCTCCTGCACGTGCTGGAAGAATCTCTAGAGCTGGTGCTGGATCTCCCCGTGGGCCTAGTGCTTGGACTTCCGCTTTATCTCCAGTTTATGCAGCCAACAGAGAAGCAGGTATTAGGATTGCTGCTAATCAAGTTACTAAGATTGCTGGACCCATCTACAGACGTCTTCAACAGCAAGGCCTTACTGGTCCTGAACTTGCTCGTAGAACCGCTGAGGAAACAATCGCAGCTATTAGACAGATTCCTCCTGCTCAACTTGAACAATTCCGTGCTCAACAGGGTGCTCGTATTCGTGCCGCCGCTGCTGCTCGCGGTGGCACTCCTCGTGCAAGAACTCCTCGTGCTGCTGCTGAACAAACTCCTCCAGCTGGTCGCTATCAGAGCCCTCGAGGTGCAGCAGTTTCACCCTCTGCGGTTGGAGGTGGAGCTAATGGACTACGTGGACGTTCTGGGTATGGTTGGCGTTAAAGTATTCAAACATTAAATTATAATGATTTAATGTTTAATTAAATTCAAGTAAATAAATTTTTAGGGGAACAATCAATTATCTTAGTGTCTTCTAAATGACATTTAGAGTTTGGAACTCCACCAATTTTTGGTATACTGAAGTTATGTAATTGTGTATCGGGATGATTATTAAATCTAACATGATCATGTTTATGCGTTTGGTCATGTGGTAAACTATGAGAATACCACATTTTGACACCATCAATTAACCAAGCTAGTAAATCATTTGGTGAAATAACTCCCTTGACGTAATTAACATGAAAATGTGCACTATGAGGAATTTCTTGTTTTGGTGATTGAGTATTGACAACAATAAGTTTAATAGATTGTGTAGATAGAGAGTTAACCTTTTCTTGATCAATACCTATTGCATCATCTAGACTGGTTACACATCGGTACAATCGTAAGGATGGTAATTTTTGATCATTCTTATGAAGTAAACCTTTATTAAGACGACAGTGGAATTTATCTAAAACAAACATAAGTGGATCTAACAATTGAAATCTTCCAGATCCAGAAAGAATAATCATTTGAAGTGGACTACGCCAGCCGGTTAGACATAATCCCATAAAAGTTTGAAAATTTCTAACTTTATCAGCTCCTACCATTAATGAAATCATAAGATCTAAAGAGGACAAATTAGGGTAAACTCCAGGAATAGCTAAACATTCATATGTAAAGAAATTTTCACGTTTTCGTGGATATAATAGTCCAGTTTTTAAATCGATATTACATCCTTGTTTAATAGGAAGAAGATCTAATGAATCTGGATGACAATTCATTTTAATAGTAACAGGTTCTTTCAGTAGAATAATAAAAAGATGATGGGTAACCTTTTTAACATATGATGATTTATCAACTAGACTAAGACACTTCTTTAATTTTTCTATATTTTTGTTAGATTCCTGTGGAGTTCGTAAAAGTGACTCTATAGTCAAATTTAAAATACGAGACATAGTTGTTGTAATCATTGCAAAAAGCATATGAGATTCACCTGTCATCCAAAGTCTTGAATGTGGATTATAAATATAAATAGATTTAGTTATTTTACAAGATTCACCATTATGGGAATCATCACAGATACATAGATTTCCCTTTTCCAATTCATAAAACACTTTAGCATGTCCAGCCTCTAAATCAGTTTTTATGATTCCATCAGAAGTAGTACTTTCATTTGCAAGTAGTAAAGGTAGAAAATTCATGTTTATTTCATATTCTTACCTATTTAGGAGGTTTTAAATTTTCTTTATATAAGTCTTTTGTTATTGCACATAAAACTTATCAATGTTCAATCAGTCATAAATATAAGTCCTAAGACCTAAACCATAAATTATAAATATAAATCATAAGTCATAAGACCTAAGATATAAATATAAGATATAGAAGTCTTAAACATTAAATATGTAATTTATAACAAAAAAAACTGATTTTCATAACACTAAATTATTATTAGTTATATTTGACATGGTTAATACATTTTTACCATACGAAAGTTTTGAAAAATCAGCTCAAGCTCTCGATAATAGACGTTTAGGTAAACAACGTTCTGAAGCCGTTCAAATATTAAATATTTTGGAAGACTTAGAATTTCTATCGAAGGAATTGGATATGCCAATGCCAACGGAGTTACCTAGATCGACTACAAAAACAGATCCATGGCATAAATGGATTTTAGCTATAATTAGTAAATATCAAAATCTTCCTTATCGGTATGCTAAAATTAAATTAACACGAATGCAACCCATCCCTATTGATATTGATATTATTAAACAATATGGACTGACATCAGATACATACACAAAAGTTCCTCTGTCTGTTATGTATACACTTAAAAGATATAAAAATACATCTATTCGTATAATCAATAAGGGACATTGTTATCATCCACTTGTTAAAATGTGGATAGGTTATAATGATGCTCTTAAACACTACATAAATTGTGTTATTCATGAGTGGATAAATCGAGGTAATGATAATAATATGTATATATATCCAGTTCCTTCTTCTTTCAAAAGACCTCCGTGGACATATAATCCAAAAGTTCACGAAAATCATCGAGCTGCCTTAATAGATAAAGAAATTTCACGAAACGAGAAACCATGGTATATTCATATGTCCGACTTTAAATCATTAGCTAACACTTTTGTAGATTATATGTGGGTTATTGAATAATCATAATCTTTGATAACTATCAAAGATTATGTCTAATATTTTCTTGGACTGTTGATCTGTCTGCGTGGACTCATATAATTTCCAGGATGTCCATTATATGGACGATCATCATATCTATATCGTTCATCGTAACGTGGTTCTGATTGTCTATAGTTTTGTCTGTTTTCAGATTGCATATGATGGCTTTGTGAATATCCACGATAATACTTACCATCAGCTGCTGTCGCTACAGGTTGAGGTGGTGTTACAATAGGAGTGCCACTAGTGGTTGATCCTGTTGTAAGATTTGAAGCATTTGTGGTTGATCCTGTTGTAAGATTTGAAACATTTGTGATAGGACCTGTTGCAAGATTTGGACTTGCGGTAGGAGTTGGTCGTGTTTCCTCTTCAGCTCTGATCTTCCTTCTTTGCTCTAGTACTTGAATGGGTCTACGTTCACTGGCATACGTTTGTAAAGTTGTAATGGTACTGGTAATATCACGATACAGATTAAGAAGTTGATTTCGATTATCTGTTGGATTAGTTCCCTTAAGAATCTTTTCGATATGCCCTTGAATAGCTGTAAGTGAATTTATAGTATCTTCTAATTTATAACAGTAAGATCCATCGTCTGTTACTATTAGACTAGCTCGAGTTGGTGATACAGACATTTCCTATATTTTAATAAAAGGAAAATATTTTTGATTTATCTTTTTGTATATGTATCATTAAAGATAATGTTTCGTTTGTCCACTATGCATGGTCCTATCGTATTGAGTATTCAAAATTTATCTAGTATGTTTTTATTTGAAGATGTATAATATACTCAAAATAGTACCGTATACATTGAGTTTTATCATAAAATGACAGATCTTCTATGTATGATTAGTCTTCGAGAACTTCTTGTTTGTGAGTAGCATTTTGAACCCTTTATTAAGAATTATTCACGTTTATTAAACGATATAAAAGTTTTAAGAAAGGACAACGATGAAATTAAAACATAAAATTTGTAATCTAGAGATTCAAATAAACTTAATGATCCATGATATTTAGAATCTAAATCCAATTTTTAAACTTACCATCGCAACAAGAACAACAATATAAACAAGAACAACAATATAAACAAGAACAACAATATAACAAGAACAACAATATAACAAGAACAACAATATAAACAAGAACAACAATATAAACAAGAACAATAATATAAACAAGAACAACAATATAAACAAGAACAATAATATAAACAAGAACAATGATATAAACAAGAACAACAATATAAACAAGAACAACAATATAAACAAGAACAACAATATAAACAAGAACAACAATATAAACAAGAATGAAGGAATATGTTAATAGACGAAAAATAGAATAAATAAAATTTAATAATATAAAATGAATTCTAATTTACACAAAAAGGTCATTACTTCTCTAATTCAAGATAAGAATCTGGATTTAGCATCGGATCTTTTCCAAGAACTATATACTAAGAATTTGGAGAAGTCGGATAAAACACATTTACATATATTTCGAGATTACCTTGTTTGTAATGAAGATCAGTTAGAGCAATTCATTCTAAACTATTGGAAACTTAAAGATTTATATACATCTTTAACCCTAGAAATGAATGAACTCAAAGATTGCATTGATAAATTGGGTGAAAATATTAAGGATTTATCCAAATCTTATTCAGAACCACAATATTTGATCATTCGGGAGGATTATCAACCTGATAAGAAAGAAAAATGATAATTTAATTGATAGATCTATCAATTAAATAATGGATCCTAAGACATTGGTTACTTTAGGTGCCCGAGCTTATAATGCTAGAGATTATTCAGCTGCTATCAGTTATTATGAACAAGCAGCACAATTTAATTACCCAACAGCTTTCTTTCGATTAGCCCGACACTACCGAATTGGGGAAATAGTTCCTCAAAACTATGAAAAGGCTATACAATATTATGAAAAAGCTATTCAATATGGGTACGGTGCAAATGCATATTTAAGTTTGGGAAGTATGTATGAGAAAGGTCAAGGAGTTTTACAAGATATCCCCAAAGCGATCTCTTTATATATTCAAGCAGCACAAGATCCAAAATATGCACTTCAGGTAAAACGTAAAATTAAATGTAGACGACGTGGTAAGAATCAAGTTCAATATAATGTATTGGACATTGTTATAGATGAATATATCAAATTAGCACAAACTAAACATCAATTGCAGAACAAGATCAAAATATTACAATCCGAACTGTCCAAGGTAAAAGAAGAAAATATACATTTGAAATATAAACCAGGAGGTCCTGGTTACGATGAAACGAAAAATGAATTTGAACATTTACAAAACCAACAAGCCACAAAAATCATTCAAGTTTTATCAGATAGTGAATCTAGTGAACTCAAATCTAGTGAATCCACTGAAGAAGATAGTTCTGACAATTAATTTAATATAGAAGACTTTTTATGTCTTCTATATTAAAAATGGATGCTAGTACATTATCTAGGAATATATGCTCATAATAACTAAAATTACGATGAAACCAACTATTAGTTTAAATCAATGATCTAAATAACATAAAGTTGAAACTTTATATCTATTACCGTATATTTATCTAAATAATCATATTGAACTGTACAATGTTCATATTTTAAATAAGATATATACTTGTGGAAGTATTAAGTCAACCAAATTTTTGGTAAAACTTGATTTATGAAATCAAGTCACTCACAATAATCTTGTCTTTATGTATAAACATAAATTCCAATATGCTACATATTTCAGAATATAAATATTGTATAAACTGTGATATGTTTCATCTGAAATTCAAATGATGATAAAATGATGTTAATAACTTTATCGATTTGATAGAGTTATTAAAAATTAAATAAAAGAAATGTAAACTTAAATCTAGTATCAACTGGAGGTCCAAGTTATATACAAATTAAACAAGACGTCGAACTTTTTAATAAAGAGATTTAAGTATTTTTGATTTTATATTTGAGGTTGACATCAAATATAAAATGGATGAACAAGAATTATTACAGTTTCTATTGAAAGAAAATGGAGGGAACTATAAGAATGCGATTTTACAATTAGGACACATATATTGTAATCCAGGAATATATGGGAAAGTTCAACAAGATTATGATAAAGCTAGACAGTGCTATAAAAAAGCTGCTGCTCTTGGAAGTAGAGAAGCTATTTTTAATTTAGGTTGTCTGTATTATAATGGAAATGGTGTTCCTATTAATCATGTAAGAGCGAAGAAATATTTTGAAGAACTAGTACAATCCAATTGGCAATTGGATGAATTTTATAATGCTAATACATATTATATAGGTAAGATATATTATATTACAGGGAACTATATGAAAGCCAAAGAATACTTTGAAAAAGCAATACAATTGCCTAATCCATATGCACGTTATTGGTTAGGTTATATGTATTACTTTGGAAAAGGGATTACTCCAGACTATATTAAAGCGAGAAAATACTTTGAACTATCAAGTTGCAATAACAATGCAAAATTTTATTTAGCATGTATATATTTTTATGGATTGGGATGTCAACAAAATTTTGACAGAGCTAGACAATATTATGAAAGTTATATTCATGGGATAGAGTATACACAAGATCAGCACCTACCACAAGCACTGTTCTATTTGGGATATATATATGAGAAAGGTTGTGGAGTTCCACAAGATTATACAAAAGCTAAGATATATTACGAACAATCTGTCTCCCTCAATGAGTCTAATGCAATGAATAATTTAGGTACAATGTATTATTATGGATATGGTGTGGAACAAGATCATATGAAAGCTAAACAATATTATGAACAGGCAGCAGCATTAGAGAATCCATATGCTATATACAATTTAGGTTATATGTATGAACAAAGTAATAAATTAAGAACTGATTATGTTAAAGCGAAAACCTTTTATGAACGAGCAGCTAAATTAGGTCGCTATAGAGCTATGCATAGATTAGGACATTTATACGAGGAAAAACAAGATTATATGAAAGCAAAAGAACTTTATGAGAAGGCTGTTACATCATACAATTTAAATCATATAATGAATATACAATTTAAAAAGAATAATTTAGATGCTGAAATCGATTTAGCCAATCTTTTAACCTCTGGTAATGTACCTCCAGATCCGGAAAGAGGGATTTATTTATATTTAAAAGTTTATCGAAAATCTGGTAATTGTCTTGATGATATTCATAGAGTTCTATATACATATCCTTATCTAATTAAACATGTTAATGAATATATTAATAAACATCAATATACACATGATTTACAGGAATATAATCGAATGAAAGAACTACAACTTCAAATTACGTATGTGCCTGGAGGATGTGGTTATATAGAAGCCAAACAAAACTTTGACCTTCTTAATGGAACAACGTCAAACCATGTATTTAATGAAACCACATCAAATCAGGTTCTTAATGAAACAACGACAAACCATATATTTAATGAAACCACATCAAATCAAATTCTTAATGAGACGGTATCAAACCATGTATTTAATGAAACCACATCAAGTCAAATTCTTAATGAGACGGTATCAAACCATGTATTTAATGAAACCACATCAAGTCAGGTTCCATTAAAGATATCAACTAGAAAAAGGACTTATCATTTAATGAATTGATATATTTATAATTTTACACATAGTAACGATTGATTTATATATTATTATACACCTGATTATCTAGAAATCAAGAAAGATTTAGGGAACCGTAATCTAAATACAGATTAGGAGTCTATGAAAAGATATCCTAAAAGTAAACAAAACACATACCTAAAACTATATAGTTTTAAGTATAAGAATGAACCAAACTGGTTCTCAAGATGATATTGATAAAATATATAAGGAGGGTGAATCTAATTATCAAAGGAAGGATTATAAGTTAGCTATACAATGCTTTGAGGAAGCCGCTAAATTTAATCACCCAAATGCACTGTTTAGATTAGGGTTTATGTATAGTCTAGGTGAAGGTATACCTCAAGATCATAACAGAGCTAAAGAATACTATGAAAAAGCGGGACAACTTAAACATTCCAAAGCTCTAAACAATTTGGGGTATATGTATGATTTGGGAGAAGGTGTTCCACAAGATTATCAAATGGCTCAAAAATATTATGAAAAGGCTATTGAGTTAGGAGATGTTAACTCCATGAATAATTTAGCGATTCTTATCTTTGAATTGAATTATTTTGTGGGACAAAACATCCCCAATATTCAAACTAAATTAACAAATATATCTAGAGGAATACAGTTATTATTACAAGCATATCAGAAATCGGGACAACACAAATACTTAAATACATTATACAAGTATTTAAAAGAAGATAAGAATATGTTTACAACTTTTGTTGAAAACTATTTTCATATACAGGAGGAAAATACAGCTTTATACGAACGTATTAAAGATCTAGAAAATCAGATTTATTATCAACCTGGAGGTCCAGGGTATTTCGAAGCGAAATCTAATTTTGAGTCCCTGAAGGAACAGAGTTAATCGATGAAATCCCTTGAAAAATTGATAGTATATTCATTGTTTAAAAATAAACAATAAATATGGATCCACAAACTAAGGCAGATGAACTGTATGAAATGGCAATTAATGAATACTTAAATAATAGAATTACACAGGCTATGACATATCTCCATGCAGCAGCCGATTTAAATCATCCAATGGCTTTATATGAACTTGCATGGAGGTATTATAAAGGTTTTGGATTGGAAATAGATAAAGGAAAAGGTGAATTTTTATATATGAAAGCTTTAGAAATTCTTATGAATAAAGATATGTATGATCAATTTAGATACATTGATGGTACATATGATACTGTAGAACTCATTTTACGTGACATCGTTAGTTCAGGAAAATATAGAATACTGAAACAATTATATAATAATGTGTTAGAACTGAAAAAGAAAGTTTACGATCTGGAAGCTAAAAACAATGAACTTCATGAACAAAAGAAGCATTTACAAGCTCAATTAGATTACCAACCTAATGGTCGTGGTTACTTAGATGCAAAGAAGGAGTTTGAATTGTTATCAATGGAGTCGATTAATGGAAATTGATTACTATAGAAATAATCGGACAAACCTAAAATGTTCAATACTGTAATCAGAAACACTATGCGAAAGTATCTTCAAGAATATGAGAACATTCAACTAAGTCAAAATTGGGACAAATTTCTTCAGGACTATAATGGATATATTTGTTTTTATGGTTATGACGTAGCCAATAAGGATACAGCTCATCAAGTGTATCTAAAAGGACTTAGTGGAGACATTCGATTGTTCTATTGATATAAGATAATCTGTCATTTCAGAAATGGCAGATTAGAATTTTCTGATACTCTATGTAGCAATATTTTGAGATAGTGTATTCATAAATACTATTTATGTCACATGTATTATAGAGGAAATTCATGTTAACTGATTACTATCAGATATAATTACTTCACAATATGATTTTGAAAAAGATAATATCTGTACAAGCTTAAGATTGGTTAGATCATGTATATACATACGATCAGATGTTAAGAACCTGAAAACAATCGGATTTTGGATCTCTTAGTCATAGGAGTATCTGGGAGATTCCAAATAATAAGAGTTTTATGGATATTATATTGAGGGATTTCTCGAAGAACATTTATATCACCATTAAGATATCTCAAAATTCGATTAGCTGCAAGCATTTGGCGATCAATACTTCGATTATTATAAAAGGTTAGCCATGTTCGAAAGTCTTCTGGTAGTTCATTGGAAATAATTGAAATTACATTTACCCCTTGAGAATAAGCTTGATTAGCCGATGCTAAAATATTGGCATAAGAAGATACTTTATCACGAAGACCTCGACAAATAATATATCTTTCAGCATTAGCTGGACGACTACTTATAGGCTTAAAGATAGTAATATTATCAAAACATAGAGAAGCGATAAAAAGAAGTTCAGCTGATAAGCTAGTTACGGTATCAAAGACTTTACAGACAAAATTACCACCTGTTTTCAGAGTGCTAATTGCAATTAAAAGTTGACACAGAAGAAGTCTACTTGAGAGGAATTCCTGTCGACGAAAACGTTCTTTTCGATTATTAGTTGCTACAGGGAGGGTTAATGTTTCGGTTGGTGTTAATGGGTGAAGCTTAGATTTATCTTCTATATCTCTATCGGATGATGGTTCGGGTATATCCATAGACTCTACATCAAAGCCACCATCTCCTAAAACTAGATCAACACCAAGTTGTTCAGTTGTTCGGACTTCCTGAACAAATTGTTGCCAATTAGTATAAACATTACCTGTACCATCTTCACCATAAATAAAATTCATACGGGTAACATCTAGTTTAGATCGATTCCAATCTAGTTCATTTCGTAAGGTTATTCCATAACCCATAGAATCTGGCCATCGGAACTGAAGATATTGTGTAAAAGCTCCAGGACCCGCACAAATGTCACAATATGTATATAAACCATCAACCACCATCTTAAGAAGACCTCCAAAATGATTAGTTAGACCATAAATGGCATCGATATTAGCAATCTTGATTGCTGCTCTATTCATAAAAATAGATTTTCCAATATTCTCGAATGGGTTTGTTTTATCCCTAGCCTCTGTGTATTTCGTTTCATCATCTGGAAATTGATCCTTCAGATTTTGAAGTTCAATATATCTATTAACATCACAATATCGAGGATCTGGTGGAAGATTTGGTATTTTAGCTTCCGGAGCTGTTTGAATTTGGACATTTAATATAGGAGGACTGGTGATAGAATATGGTTGTGGAAGCATTTCTGGAACGATTTCGATTTCTGGTCTTGTAAAACTATCTCTAATTTCACATAATAATGCCGATGGATCGTCCATTTTAAGGTTATTAAAAAATACGGAAGTATTTAATTAAACAAACAATTTTTTTCTTATTTATGTTGAATTTTCTCCATAAATATTATTAACATATTAAGTGAAACTTTCTCCATAATATTATTAACATATTAAGTGAAACTTTCTCCATAATATTATTAACATATCGTCGAAGACTCAATGATATTTTAAATCGTAAAACTTAAAATATCATTTATTCTTGCTTTTGTTTTGATTCTATTTCAATCTCATCTAGTGCTTGACTCAACGCAGAATTTAAATTGGCAAATAACATTTCCGTTAATTTCCGACCTTGATCGGTAGTTTGCATAGCTAAAATTTTATTTTTAACTTGTTGACTAGTCTCGAAAAGATGTTCTGCTGTCTGTTCAATTACTGTTCTTGAAGATAACTCTTGCTGTGCTCCTGCAATTTCAACCTGATTCCTTTTCCTCTGTTTGATTTGTCGAAGGATTTGTCGCACTTTCTTATTACGATAAGTATTTTCTTCATCTTGAGAATCATCATCGTCCTCATTATAGTCTTTGGAATCATTATCGTCCTCATTATTATCGTCTTCATTATAGTCTTCATCATTATAGTCTTCATCATTATCGTCCTCATTATAGTCTTCATCATTATCGTCCTCATTATAGTCTTCATCATTATCGTCCTCATTATAGTCTTTAGAATCATTATTTTCATTGTCTTGGGATGGAGTATTTTCAGAGTCATTATGATCAGATAGTTCTTCCATACGTAATTGCTTACATTTTTCACAATAAGATCCATCGGAACAATTCTCACATTCTTCTGAGCTACAAGAAGATGATTGTGTTGAACTACAAGAAGAATGATTTATACAGTATCCACATAAACCGACAATAATTAAGACACCTAAAATAAAGGTTTCGATGAATGTAACTAGGATTAATATTATAGAGCCCAAATCCATCTTTTTTTTAATTTCAAAATATTCTTTTTATAGTTTTTCGACATTTAATTTTCGACATCGAAGATCTTAAATCATTATTTTAGGAAAAGTAAAATAATGTCAACTACAGACCAGATTTTAATTTTAGGTAAGGAAATTTCGGATCTTATAGCTTCTCCTATAAATCAGATGGAAATTCAGAGAAATGCAGATCAAACTAGAAAACGTGAATTTGATATCTTATCTACAACCACTATTTGTCCCTTTGATCAGCAAGAAGAACTCAAAGAAAGACTTCCAAAGCTTAAACGTGATGAAGATTCAGGATTCAGGGATTTACGTAATCTCCTTCAAGATCAATTTTATAATGCCGATGTGTTGGCTGCAACTATGTGTATTACGGATGCCATTATTTATACTCAACCAGTTCAAACTGGATCGATAACTTCTCTTATGAGAATTCGATACTGGTTAAAAAACTTAAAGGAAAAGACTCCACCAAATCAGCCTGGAGGTATTTTAGTGGATCCAGAAAGAATTTTTGCTATTAAAGTAGGAGTAACATTGAATAATCATGAAAAAATAGACAACAACGAATTATATCATGAACTGTTTGTTGGACTTTTTGGAACTAATCGTCTTAGGGTAGAAATTCCAAATTTCGCTTATATCTATGGAGGATTCTCATGTTCACCTCCGGTTATACATAATGGATCTGTAGTCTCTTGGTGTACTAATCAAGAGTTTCCTATTGCTTACTTGATGTATGAAAATTTCTTGGGTTACAATTCCGGATCTAAGAATGGTGTGATTTCCTCTTCCAGCCACTCCAGTAAAGATCGGAGTGGTAGCAAGATCTCACATGATAGTTCATTACAAACGATTAGTTTAACAGAATATTGTAAAACATGTTCAAGTAACCAATTTCTAAATAAATATATTCAAGTTTTATATGCTATTCGAAGAGCAAGTCAAGATATAGATTTTACACATTATAATTTGAGTGCTGATAATGTATATATTAGACCTATTCCATCGATGGAGAATTTTTATATTCCTTATACGACAGAAAAAGGAACCGAATATGTTTTAACAGATGCTGTTGCAACTATTATCAACTATGAATGTTCACATATTAGATATTCTGAAGGTACTAATCAAGAAACATATAATCAGGACCACTTTGGATCTTACAGACATCTAGATAAGTTTGTATTTCCCCGAAAGAGTTTTCCATTAACTGATGCTTATAAATTATTGTGTACATCTCTTATTTCAATGATTCAAGGAGAAAATCAAGAAGCTTATTCGGAAGTTGCTAAATTAATAACATTTTTTAACACACAAGATACTCTGGAAGATATCTTAGTTAAACAAAATCCATTTGGATATAATCTACCTCCAGTGTCACCTTGGGATACAGTATCATTAGATGATTTTATTACTTACGTACGATCTCAATGTGATTGTTCCTTTATCTTTAAAGTTCCAAGATCTAATGTAAGTGTTTTAGGATGTCAAGGGACAGATTTCTGTATAACATATGAAGGTGTTCTTCATAGAGTTGGACTTGATGGTGGACCAGCTACACCAGAGACGGTCTTTGATTTCTATGAAATGAGTCAATTTCGTCCTAATGAGGATTTAAAGAAGAATTTTCCATATAAAAAGGCTATTGAAAAGGCCAATATCCAATTAAATCATGATTTTAAGGAAGTTTCTCAAAGTTTAGATACATTAAATCCGATTGAAATTCGACGTCTACCTTTAAATAAGATATTCGATATGCATATACTAAAAGCTTATCGTAATTTTGTTATTGGAATTGCTAAAATTTATGATCTGTTGGAATCTTTGAATACACAAATTACGATTATGAAATTTAGTATGAATTCATTTGGTGACAATACAGAATCTTTAGATACAAAATATAAAGAACTTCTAGATTTAATGGAATCTTTAAATGAATATATTAGAAGTATCCGAGAAGATTTTAAGTATTTGGAAGGACTACTCAATAATCCATTAAATAGAAAAACTATTGATGAATATACGGAACAATATCCATCGTTCCGTTGGTATTGGGAATCATTACCAATTTTTGACTATATTCTAGTCAGTTGATTAGGTGCTAGTTAGAATGATTAAATGTTTAATTCTCTAAAAGTATACAAATCGGAAATATAAAGTTCCTAAATCATTAGAAATATAAAGTTCCTAAATCATTAGAAATATAAAGTTCCTAAATCATAAAACCAGGTGAATGTAGTCAATATTAAATAAGAACATGTTTCCAAATTCAGAGAAAATGGAGCACACGATTGTTAAATATGAACGTCAGAATTTCTTTTTGACAAATTGACGCTGGATATTTTAATGAGTGTGTTTATGAATGTATGAAATAATATAGAAAAAATATAAAGGGATTTTTGTGTAGTCTTAATATATGCTAGGTTACTTAGAAAGAGCTGTTAATACGATTTAAGAAGAAAATACTTTGACTATACAGTACACTAATGAATTATGTTAATCTCATTATACATAAAAAAGATTAATAAGAAGACATTGTAATGATAGTATTCAGTTTGAGTATGTAAGTCATAAAGTTATAAATTTGAGATTTTGAGAATATAAAATAGATATTACTATAGTAAACAAATTAGATTATACTTACAGTATGATCCAATTTAAATTATCTCTAAAATTGAGATGATTGCATTAATTTTTCTTTTTGCATTTTTTGTCTATATTTCAAAACATGGCATGTGCAAATCCCCAAAATGGATTTAATTGGTATGTGACCAACAATCTCGGTCCTAATATGACTGGTCCTATCCTCCCTTACCCATTTTCTCATGGACTTACAGGACATACCGGTGCTACTGGTATGACTGGTGCTCACATTATAACATATAAACCTCAAGGTGGTGTCGTTACTCAACCAGGACAATATCCACTTTGTCCTCGTCCACTAATAAGTGGAACTATGGAACAAAGAAAGCAAGGTTTCTTTAATGTGAATGGATGTCCATTCCACAAGGATGTTTGTGGAAAATGCAACCAATCACCTTGTGTTTGTGGTCCTGCTAAGAAAGAATTAAGGAAAATCAGTCGGGAACTTCAGCGGAAATATCGTAGATGGAAGAATCGTTGTGATTCTAAAACTTATCGTGGATACCGTAAATTCCTTGAATGGCAGAGAGTCTCAAATAACATCTATGATTTTGCCAATTATTATGTTTGGAAACAAGGAAACTGGGAGGGTCATCATCACGATAATTACGTCGATAATGATTATTCTGCTTGGCGTAGAGCTTATGATGATGATGATCTACAGTCTTGGCACACTTGGAATAACTGGAAAGATCGTCGTAGCCATTATAAGAGAAAACACAGGAAGCAACACGATAAACATTCTGACCAATACGACAAAAATGATGCATCATATTATAAATATAAGAAAAACGCTAATCTGAAGGATTACTGCAAATATAGACGTTTCTGTGATTGGCAAGATTTCTGTAATCAATACGGTTATGATTTAAATAACCGTGAGGCTTATCAGGATTGGTTTAAAGTTAACAATAAGAATTATAATAATCGTAAACAATACGAAAACGAATATTATGTTTGGAAGAATAACAATGATCCTAATGCCTGTCAGAATTGGAAGAATTGGCAAGTCTGGAAAGGATCAAAAGGGAAAAAATATTCCAAAACGGAATCTACTATCTCCTCCGATAATGGATCTTCCATTCTAAGAAGATCTTGGGATAATAGTTCTCGTGGTCATAGAAAATATTATCATGGTTATATCTCAGATGATGGTCGTCATGGAAAACGTCATGACAATTATACTTCTGATTCTGGTTATGGAAAATTCCGTCGTCGTCCCGAATATAACTATCGTCGTCATAAGAACTATTAAACTACAATATATATTGAAATATCAATATATATATATTAAAATTGAATATATATATTTAAGTTTTGTTCAAATATAACATGTTTGGTGATACTGGATCTTATCTCACGAAAGATATCCTTATAGACGATGATAATTATATAGATTATGAAGATTCTGATGGGAAATCTAATATTGTTCTTTGTGTAGGATTATTTGTGACAACTTTATCTTTTATTATGATACAATTGTACTTCTAATTTGTACTAATGTGTGTTAGCAAATCTAACACATATTATATCCTTTATACTCTCTACATTGGGTATTGTCCTGGTGGAGTATATTGTGGAGTTTATGGTGGAGTTTATGGTGGAGTTTATGGTGGAGTATATGGTGGAGTTTATGGTGGAGTATATGGTGGAGTATATGGACCAGGTGATGTTCCTAATGCTGACAGAAGAGCAGCTTGTTGAGCAGGATTGGGTCCAGTAGGTGGTTTCTTTCTAGTTGCCTTAATAATAAGGAAAATAACTAAACCTATGATGGCTAAAACGACGATAAAGATAACTACACCAATAATAATTCCTGTAAATCCTTGGAATAGATTTCCAAACACAGCTGCAAAATCATTAAGGAAAGATAGTGGACCTCGACTTTGTGCCTGAGCATTTTGATTTATTTCTTTCTCTAGAGCTGTTTCTGCTTTAATAACTGTATCACTATCTTGGACACATTTACTTAAAGCTTTAAGAATATTTTCTTGACTAATTCCAGTAATGACAGCAGATCCTGCTGCAAAAATTGGAGCAGGTGCACCTTGTTGAGTTATACCAACATTAAGTGTATTGAAACCACCAGCTTGACTAGCACATGCTTGAAAATATTCATTTTGGATAGCTTGTGCTAAATTTAAAGTGTATGTATTGATATTTTTTGCACTTGAACCACTCAATGAGAGAAAATCTGCAATAGCAGAGGCTTGTTGATTAGCTGCTTCTTTAAATTTATTTTCTACAGTGATATCATTAGATGCTTTTTGAAGACATTCTGCACTAACCACTGCTACATTTTTTTGTTTTACGTCTTTTAGAACAAAATCACCCTCCGCAATAATATTACCTATATTAACTAAATTACCACCTGTGGTGTTAGCTGAACATGTTTGTGCAACAGAATTAGCTATGCTAAGAAAGCTATTTACCGCTGTTTCAACTTGACTTTTAGAAGAAGATTTCCCCATTTAAATATAAAATAAGAATTTGTTTTCATATTTTTTGTAGAATTCAACAAAAATCGAAATAGAGTCATAGTATTTAGTTAATAATGACATAATATTTAGTAGTAAATTCTAGCAAATTAAGAATTTTATTTTTTACTCTGTTAAAAGGATTTTAAGATGTCTAATTTGGGTTCAATAGTTACTCTAACAACTACACAAACAAATTCTTTTAATGCTTATGATGCAGGAACTTGTAATTGCTTTATATGTCCGGCTGAAAATTCTGGATCAGTCTGTCCAAATGGTGATTGGAAATATTCTACTCTACAATGTTGTGGAGGAATGTGTTCAAGTGTTGCCCAATGTTCAAAAATAGATCCTGATGTATGTCCTAAAATTGGAACAGGTCCAATTTCGACAAGTTGGACAATACCTGGATCTGTCAGTTCTAATGGTGCTTCTGTAAATTGTAATTATGGTGTTAATCAATTTCAAACAGTTACCGATATTAAGACATGGATTCAATTACAAGGTAAGGATAATCAATATGATTCATTAATTATGCCACAATTTTGTAGTCAACAAGTAACTACATGTCCTCTAGATCGAAATCAAATTCCAATGCCTAATTGTAATAGACTATTATCTACAGGGGAGGATGGTGATATTTGTCGTGATTGGCAAATAAATAATCCAACACAAGCGGACATGGTAATACAGAATTATTGTTCAAATACACGTAATTTATTTGGATGTGATTGTGTACGTCGAGAATATGATATAACATATCAGACGGGTAAGAAATATATAGAAGCGCCAGATGCATGTTGGTTTAAACCTTGTCAAACTCCAACACAAGAACTTATTCCATCAGATTTGAAAAATCCAATTTGTCCAGCTAATTATTGTGTAGGTCTGTCTACAATTACTTCAAAGGATAAAGAAGATATTAATCCAGCTGAATTGTCATGTCCACTTCCCCTAGCCCAATTACTTCAAACTACGAATAGATCTTATAATGTTGTACCTATAATTTTAAGTATCATAATCATAGTTATTATATTAATAATACTAGGAATTGTAATTTTCTATTCTAGATCATAAAAATTTAGAAAAAATTAAATATTATCGTTTTCTGAAAATTTTGGAAATCTTCTAGAATTTATTCTATATTATAGAAAATTGAATATGTCACTTGTCACATTATTTGAAGACTCGAATTATCAAGGCAAGACAGCCTCTATCAATTCCCTGGGTAATTATAAGAATTTAAGAGGTATCGGTTTTCCTGATAATGCCTTAAGTTCTCTCAAGATTGGGCCAGGTATAATTGTAGAACTTTATGATCGTGAAAATTATCAAGGAAGTGTAAGAAGATATTGTGGTCCTGTTGATATTCCAAATTTAGGTGATTTTAGTAAGCGAACAAGTAGTATTCGTGTATTGAAAGTTAATTCATCACCGGGTCGAGTTGTAAATCCCGAAGCTCTTACTCCACGACCTTCTGGAGATATTCCAACACCTAACTTTGACGTATCTCCAAAATTATTCCCTAATATTCAAGTTCCTCTCCAAACATCTATAGGACCTACAGGACCTACAGGACCTACAGGACCACAAATGGGACCTATTGCCATTTTATATACCAGTCCCAATTATAGAGGAATTTCGGTTCCTATTACTAATATTCGGGATGTTGGAAATCTATGTGAATTAGGATTCCCTCTTAATGAACTAACTTCAATTAAAATTTCTACTGGTTATTCCGTCACTCTTTTTGATGGTGAGAACTTTACTGGTGCATCTAAACGTATCGATGGTCCTACTCAAATCAGTGATCTAGGAACCTTTGCCAGAAAAGCTAAGAGTATTCGAATTAATCATAATAATACAGGGACAACTGGTCCTATAAATTATCAAGCTACCACTGATAATAATTGGATCTGGTGGATAATTATCATTCTTATCATTATCTTAATTTTATGGTTACTTCTCCGTAATCGTTAATTGTTCAATAACACACAAATATGTTCAATAACACAGGATATCTTCAATAACACACAAATATGTTCAATAATACAGGATATGTTCAATAACACACAAATATGTTCAATAACACAGGATATGTTAAATAATCTATCATATAGGCATACCATATGCCTATATGGAATGTATATAAGATGTTTAGAACATATGAAATAAATATTTTCTACAATCTATAAAATAGATTATTAATGGCAATTGTAGGTAGAGTGCCTATAGTTAGGATTTATTCCTCACCCAATTATGCTGGATCTACGTTGAATATTAATTATCCGGTTACAATTATGAATGTTAAAGCAGTTGGATGGAGTGATAATTTTGCTCAATCTCTCAGAATTTTTAAACCTAATGTAACTGTAACTTTATATACTAATTTTGACTTAAAGGATGACAAAAACAAACGCCCATTAACATACAGGTCTCAATCTAATGTCATAGGAACTGATGACGGTAAAAATATTTATTTTCAAACTCCAGATTTTGGTAAAGACTATAATAATACTTTAAGTAGTCTTACCGTACAGGTTGACAATTTTACACCTATATTATCTATATATTCATCCGCTAATTATAAAGATTTTAGAGCTTCTTTTAATTACCCCGTCGATATTGATTATATGAAAGATATTCCTTTTCCTAATAAGGCTTTATCCTCACTAACTTTAGCAGCAGGTTATATTTTAACATTGTTTTCAGAGCCTGGGTACGGGTTTCCACAAGATAATAATGGAAACATTAAAATAGAATTTACTAAGATTAATGATCTTACACGTCCCATTAGAGGTCAATTTCTACAAATCCTTGGTCCTGTTGACATTCCCAATTTAGATGCTAGCCAATATGGGTTTAACGATAAAACTCAAAGTTTTTCTCTTCAACAGTATACTCCAGTTGTACAACCTGGAGCTCTAGTTACGATTTATCAAGATTCAAATTTTCAAGGGAAACAGCGAAGTTTTTACACATCGGTTGAGGTACCTAACATTGATATCGCTAATTTTGCCAGTGATTCAATTTCATCTATTAAAGTTGCCCCCGGTGTAATTTTTGAAGGATTCAGTGATCCTAACTTTACTGATCGAAGTTTAGTTCTATCCGGTGGTGCTGATGGTCTTTTCGTGCAGAGTCTTAAGCAATCTCCTTATAGTTTTAATGATGTTATCACTAGTTTTAAAATCACAGCTCCACGCTATCGAATTTCAAAAAAGGGAATTACAGCCTCAATTGGACAAAAGACTGTATATAATGGATATAAAGATGGAAATTGTTCAAATGGAGATTGGAAAAGTTCATCCAGGTGTTCTTCTCTCAATCCAGCAACATGTCCTCTAATTGGAGGTGTCATGCCACTACTTGGAATTAAGTGGTCTAATCCAGGTAATAATTTAAATGCAACTATGGGTCCTGTCGATTGTATTTATGATCTAGCTCAATTTAGAGAACCTGAGGATTACAATACACTACTCAAGTACGTAGTTAATGATCCAACCTCTAGTGTTGGATGGATCAACTCCCAGGATGTTTTGAATGCTTATGATAACATTTTAATGCCTGCATACTGCTCCCAACAGGTTGATACATGTCCAACCTACCCTGGTATAACTGGCCCCATAAAATGCTCTCGCTTTGTCAGTACAGGGCCAGATGGCGCTGTTTGCCAAAAATGGATTCAACGAGGCCTTACAGGAGGAACACCATCAATTACTCCAGCATCAGCTAACCAAACTATGATAAGTTATTGTGCAAAAAATAAAACACCGGACTGTCAATGTCTAAATTCAACACTAAAACAACAAGATCCTGTTTATCAAATAGGTTTGGAATCTCTTTCAAGATTAAATCCTAATGATGCTTGTTGGTATGGTCCATGTTCAACCACCGATCCAAAATATTTACGAACTTCTGATATGATTAATCCACAATGTGCAAATCTATGTATTAACAAGGTTAAATTAGACAGTCTGACCACTGGTAGAGATGTCAAATTAGATAATATTACCCTTCAAAATGTTTGTCCAACTACAGGACCATCAGTAACTCCAGCACCTGGAGTTACACCAGTGCCTCCAGCACCTGGAGTTACACCAGTACCTAGTCAATTGGAACCATCTGTAAGTCCACCATCCTCTCCTACAACAAGAGGTAGTTCTTTACCTTGGATTCTTATTGGTGTGGGAGTTCTTATCTTATTCATTATCATAGGTGTTGTTATATTCTTCGTTACTAAGAAATAGACAAATAATTTCACATAATTTTTATCTAAACATATAAAAGGAAAGAATTATGTCTGCATCGACATGTGAATATAAAGCCAAACCTATTGAACGTTCATTCGAAACAGTTCTGTCCTTTTCTCAAGAACTTATTAATGTTAATGGTACGTTTGTTCCACGACCTATCAATACTGCTCCCTTAACTCCCGTAATAGGACGACTTCTTTTACGATTCTCTAGAGATCTATCCGCCGTTAAATTCCGTCTATCAGTGTTCGGAAATGCTAATCCTCTTAGTATCAATCAACTTGTTACTGCAGCCACATTGAATGCTGGTCGATCCTCCGAAAATGGTCCTATTATATCAGTTCTATTTAACAATCCTACTGGAGTTCGTGTTAATGGTCTTTTAGCTTCTGGCATCTTGACAAATGCTAATATTCGTCATGTCACTTCTGTCAGTGGAAATACATATAATACGGTGGCCTCTCTTCTTCAAGGTATTCGGAAAGGTGATGTTTATGTTAATGTATTGGGATCCAATCGAGATCCTAACACACCCGGCTTTGTTAATGGTCTCATCCGTGGACAAATTTTCGCCCGTGAAACAGATTAATTTCATATCAAATATCGTATTTCCCGTTTTTATTGAAATATCAAACTGATATCTGGGGTCTCTCTTGTTTTCGTTTATTATAATCTTTCCACACAGAGTTCCCTCCTAAATAAATTACATATCCTAGCAGTAAAATCCCAAATACACATATTGTCATTAAGGCTATTGCATTATCTTGACTATCATTATCCGGTTCTTGTAGTGTTAATGTTTTACTAATGTCCCTCATATCATAATAACATGTTATCAATGTATTGTTGTTTGGACAGGCTCCTGGATCTATGCGTGAAGTTGTTGTAGATGTTGCATTATATACAGTATCGTTAATATTAAATTGTAAGGTCTTATAAAAACATGCATAGCAGTCACAAATTCCTAGATAAACCTGACAAGATGATACATTACAAGATGTTTTTACAATATACATTTTATGAGAAACATATTTATAAATACCCAATCCTAAACCTACACAAGCACTCACAAACAGAACAATAGTAAGACCTAAAAGAACATTTTTGATAATAAACCGATTTCTAGTCATTTAATCTAGATAGACATTAACACTATTTAGAAAATCAAATACATCCTAAAATGTATTTTATTTTTAACACTATGTAAAAAATCGTATTTTAAAATGGATACTTCTCAGGAAGAACCATTTCCATTTGAAGAGTTGCCCAGTGAATTGCAATATCACATTTTAGAGCAAGGGTTAGATCATGAAACCAAACAAATGATATTGTCGTTAATGCAAACTTCTAAAGGTATGAGAGAAAGATTTCTGAATGCAATTTGTAGACGCAAAATAAGTACAATTGAGTTTATACGATATCTAGATGAAAGACCTCAATTGTTTGCTTTTTTCAAAAAGGATTCATCTCTAGATGATGAATTGATTTATAAATATATTGGCATGTTGTTCTCGTTTTTCAGTCAAGGCATTAATCCTAACGATCCCAACACTACCAGATATGTATTATTGGATAAGATAGTAAGTTACTATAATGAAGATGGACATTTGAGTGTTGTTATGTCAGATTTAGGATATGTCACTATTAAAAGTATTTTGGAAATCATAAACGATTTCACAGAAGTCGATCTGTTAACGACTTATAGAATCCTATCTCATAGACTGGGTTGTATGAATGCTGATCCAGAGTATGCTAAAAATGAAACATTGAGACGTCTACAAGAACATATTAATGAAAGAAAGGGATCTCTTTATCAAATGTTATCTTTATATACCTATCTGATAGTAAACGCCAGAGTAATGAATTTGTTATCAAAGGAAATTCATTTCGATTTTGGAAACGAATATATCGATTTACAATATCCAAACATTATTCCAGAAGATTTAAGTTTCCAGTTTTTGGAATCTTTAACTCCCATGCCAACAGAAGAACAAAATAAACGTTTACAATCCATTATGGAACAAATACCTATACTTATTAGACAAATCCGAACATATATTGAAAAACTATAATATAGCTTTTTTTATAAAAACTATATTACTTATTTCTGTTTAACACATATTTTATGAGGTGATACATTGGCAAACATTTCTTGTAAACGGTTTATATTTTCGGGAGATATCGTCTTGGAGCAATATATATTGATACAAGCAATGTTGATATCAATAATCCCGGTCATAAACAAATCTTCGACCGGTTGTCGGTCTCGAGATTCATATTTCTTATATTTAGCTCCATGGATACCACCTCGGAATAGATAAATGCCATTTAGTCCATCTAGAATTCTCAAATTAATCTTGTAAGTTAAATATCCAGAATCTTTCCCATAATTAAACTCATAAATGAAACAATCTAGAGGTTTAACCTCCATTTTAGAAATCCTAGTTTCCGGAGTAAATTTATTTTTTCGAACTTGAACATATTTATATTTCGGTTTCTTTCGTGGATGTTCTCTTAAAAGTTGCAAAAAAGATCGACATGTAAGTGCACATGTGGCTGATGATTTTAAATCTAGAAAACTAAATATTGTTAATAGAATTTCTGGTGGTAGAGTATCCATATTGTAAATATTTATTAATTTAAATTAATAATCAATTTTCTATCAATTGCATATTCAACCTCTCAAGAAATATGATCTAACTGATTAAGATCTAAATCTGAAATAGGTGCCATATATAGGAGATCTAAATAATAATTGGCTGTTACTATAATATCAGTCGATGCCATACGAATACATTCTTCTTCATCTAGTATTTTCTCTAAAATACGATCTAGATATACGCTGGTAACTATATATTTTCCGAGGGGCTTTCCTGTATAATAACGAACTAGTTTAAGTTCTTTTACAAAAGTTTTTCCATCTGGTGGTAATGCTGATCTTTGAGATTCCATTAGAAGTAATCCATGTGAAACTTCTAAATCAGGAACATCATCGGATTGGGTTTGTTCACTTCTGAGAGGATATGGATGATTAGGACCTTTCCATCTTCGCATATATAGACCTGTATAAAAAAGTGTATGTAACCAAATGAAAATCTGTTTCTGAATATCAAAAGATAAGTCTTGAAATTTGGTAATAATAGGTCTCATCTCGAAATCTCTGATTAAACCTTGTCGAATACGAGTCATTAATTGAGTACATTCTGACATTAATTTTTGAGGACTCGCTTGAATGGGTATAATTTTCTGAATTTGAGATAATCGAGATTCTTGGGTTCCCCGTTGAGATGGCAATTCGATGAAAAAACTAAGAAGTCTATATAAATCTAATATGTCGGTATCGTTCCAAATTCTTAAAGGTGACTCTGGTCTTCGAAATATAATAGGTCCATCGGGTGTTTCTTCTGGATGGAAGGACAGATATAGTTCATCGATTTCATAAAGTCGATATTCAAATACTGTTCCATAAGCTATCATAAGTATAGATTGATCTGATGTTGGATGGAACAATAAAGTTTCTTCATTACTGGATGTTCTCTTTAGAGGAATGAAGAAACCTTGTAAACACAAACGATCAATGAGTGTATCTACAAGTTCATGTCGAGAACTATACACTGGATAGATTCCAAACAATTCAATTAACTGTTTATCAGTAAATGGACTTAATTGTTCCCTACATTTAGAAATAGTGTAAGTATATAATTCTTGTAGTTTAATGTCTGTTGGTTTTACATTACCTGAATTAAGTACACAATCGTAATCCTCAACACTTACTCGATAATAATCTTCAGGGATTATATCTGGAGGAACTACAACATCATAAGTTGTAATAAAATTGGAGATATCCATTTATTCAGGGTTAGATTATTTGAAATGTCTGCAGATATCAAAGTTCATCGGAAAATGTATTATGAATTAAAATAAGCATCTATTATACTTATTTATCAGTACATTGTACATTAATGTACAATGTACAGAAATTCTTAAATCGTAAGATGTTGTATTTGTACTTGAACCTGTTCTGGTTCTGGTGGAATTTCAATAGGATCCAATTTTCTAATTCTCTCACCTAGATTTTCACATCTATATGGTGTTGACTGAATTGCTGCTGCTTTCAAAGCATTTATATCACCAATTAACCATACTGCCTTTTTCGCACGTGTAATCGCAGTATATATGAGATTTCTGTTAAGAAATCCTCTATTAGCCGGGTTATTTGGAATATAGATAATAATATAAGGCCATTCACTTCCTTGTGAATTATGGCTAATAATTCCATTAGATACAAACGAATGGGAATCATCTTCTATATACAGATCATACATTTGACATTGACTACTTTGTATTGATGTGATTGTATCATATACAATTCCATGTGTATAGATATCATACAATTTCTGACTGCAAGGACCATAATCAGCTAGATCTGGATAAACATTAATAATCTGTTCTAAATGGAAATCTTGTAGACATGTTTCTCCATTAATAATACTATTTAATTGTTTGTCTAGTTGTGGGTTTCCTTTATATCGAGAACATCCATGATATTTTTTAACTTCTTCATTAAAATTTGTAATTAGCTCACGTCCATTTGGAATTCCAAACATGAATTGTTTATCTAAAATACGATTGTTAATCTTATCTCTCAAAAGGTCCTGCTTACGTGGATCTCTAAATCCAATATTCTTCTCAAACAGATTCATTTGTAATCCCGAAATGTGAATCCTCCAAGCCATAGTCAAATTTTCAGTGACATCATGAAGAATCATTCGATTACATATAATTCCTAGATTAAGAAGCATTTGATGAACTTGAATAGATAATTTTTCAGAAACTGTTGTAAAGTTGACTCCAGTATTAATATCACAAAGTGCAGAAAGAAAAGCTTTCTGACAAGAAAGTGGACTTTGAAACACAACCCATGGAACAGTCTTTTTGTCAGCTGTTACATAATCAAGACCACACCATTCTAAGAAACTTCTAAGAGATTTATTCTGAATATAAATGTTGTGTTTATTAATATTCAGTTGTCTATGAGTCATTTCAAGTCCAAATAATTCCCGAACAATCCTGATATTCTCATTTAGATTCCATGCATCATTATCGTCCTTTGTAATATCTAAACGATACTCAATATCTGCATAGGATCCATCGGCCACTAATTGACCTAAAAGATAACATAGATCTTCATTCACTACTTTTGGAGTTTTATAATAAACATAACAATCTAGTGGAAGAACGAAAGAATCCGTTGAAATATATTGTAATCCTCCAGATTGCATACCTTTCCGAAGAATTATAGTATCTCCAATCCGTAATTCAGGCATTCGTTTCCAGGATTCTTCACCATTTGGAGAGACTGTTAAGATGGGATGTCTATGAGATCCTTCCAAAGTGTATCCCTGACTCGTTGTAATTTTAATGCTTGTTTCAATAATTCCTTTATAGACTTGAGTACATTTCTTTACACCATTTCTTCCATGGATTGAATAATTACATTCATAAATTGGATTATACCCATCATATAATTCTTCAATTGTACACATTTTAGTGTCCATATATACATAAGTTCCTTCTGCAACACATTTATGAATGGATAGAGCAAAAGAATGTCCTAATTTTTTTACAGTTAATTCATCTGATTCTTCGTCTTCATTCTCGTTAGATTCTTTTTGAGACTCTAATTTAAATTCATATCTTATACCATCCTTAAACATCACCATAATCGACTCATCTAAAATATCTACCACAGAACCTTCTTCACCATTGAAAATATTTATCTTATACTCATTATTAAGCATAATTACTCTGTCTCTAATCATCCAAAGTTTACCACGACTATCGATAACCGATCGATTACCTTCGTTATATATTTCTTGATAAGTTTTGTTAAGTTCATCTAGTTCCTTGTTGTACGGTGTAATAACAGTGATTTGATCACTAGGAATGTTAGATTGATATAGAGCTCGAATCACATCATATACCAACTCAATAGACCCTTCCATTACCTGGAAATTATCGGTTTGTACAAAATCGAAAGGTTCGGGATCCTCTGCATCATACTCAATAAGTTTGTTGGCATTGATCATAATACCGTTGGACATCTCTTTAATAGTTCCGTCTGCACACATCACAGATGTCATCTCTAAACGATGATTTTGGGTTAATCTATAAGTAGGAACACGGCCTGATTTCATAAGTTGTTCCATTAAAGATCCCCATCCAATTGGTGGTAACTGATTAATATCTCCCACCAGTGTAATCTTATATGGATGTGGGAAAGCTTTAAAGAATTGATATAATAGTTCTGTTGTTACCATGGAGGCTTCATCAATAATAAGATGAGCAAACTTATTAACTATATTAGCTCTAGCAATCAATCGATGCATGGTTGAGGGTGTTGGTCGTTTAATAATTTCTCGAATTCTTGACACTGCTTTACCTGTGAAGGATACTACCGCATATGGAATTTCTCTAAGTTCTAAATTATGAACGATCTCGGATATTAATGTCGTATTATGTGTAACTAAAAAGTCACCCAGTAGAAATCGACCATTACCATCTAGAGTGAATCCACAATACTTACCTCGCCCTAAGGGAACCACATCAAAACTTAAACATGTTGCTCTTTTCTTAGATACTCTAGGAGAACATTTTTTATGTTCTAAAAGTACTGGGATTTGATCTACACCATCACCAAATATATTTATTTGATTATATACACTGTTTTCACCTTTATATTTAACTACTTTTTGTCTTGTAACCATAAATCCAAGTGAAAATGCAAGATATTCGATATCATCTACTAGTGTATCACTGTTTTGAATAATTTCGATACAATTACTATCTACAGATCCATTACTATCTATCAAACCAGCTAGAAGTTGAAGACGGATCTGTCTAGAATTTATCTTATATGCATTAGGTATATGTTTATTTCCTAATAAATTATACTTTCTTAATGTGGTAAGAAATACATTATCATCTTTCTTACCACAATTTTCACAGGATCCTACTATATTATCTATTTCACCATGTAGGGATAGATTTAATCCATATTGTACAAGTTTCTGGTTCATGTAGTCTACAATTTCAGGATCTGTAATTTGTGATTCATTAGAACCGATATCACCCAACCATAAACCTATTAGATATGGATCAAAGTCAACTCCACATTCAGGAAAATCTATTCCTGTGTGATAGAGATATGTATATCTTTTGAATTCTTTAGACATTTTCATATATTCATTAAGGGGTATATCGAAAATATCTTCAGATAAACTTTCAATAAAACTATTTGCTTCTTTATCGGTCTTAAATTCTTTATTTTTGATAAATCCTCTATCTGAGTAGCAAACTTGATACTTCAGGTTATGATCTTTACGAATGTTAATAAATGGCATAATACCTTTGAGTGTTAATACGTGAGGTTCATTACAAATAAATTTTCTACCTTTAGAAGGAACAATTTCATACATATTATCTTCACCAAAACAAGTGTTCAGAACACGACGAGGTTTTGAGTCATCACCCATCAATAAATCATCTATCTTAATATCTTTAGCCATTTTGATAGATCCATTATACAAAAGTATAGGTGTATCTGGGTGTAAACATTTTCCGCTACCGGCTGCACCTGTAATTACACAAATGTTATTGTCTAATGCTCCCTGAACGGCGATCTTCTGTTCTTCTGTTAATGTTTTGGAGAGGAAGTTCACATCTTCCTCTAGATGTTTATTAGGATTTAACGTAGTCTTGAGGAGATTATTAATCTTTTCGGCAATGGTGACTTCTACTCGATGTGGATATTGGAGATAAACCGTCGAACCATCTCCAACAACTTCATATTCACTTCGGAGACGATCCATATAATTAGGAATATCTGGGAATAGATTTAGAAGTATATAGGAGGGTGTTCCAGTCCAACTTCGATCTTGTAGAAATTCATAAATTTTCCGGACAATTAGACCACATCGTTTATCTTCCATCGAACCTTGCTTATTTTGTCGAGACAGAATTTCATCACACTTTTCCATGGAAATTGGAACTAATGTATATGGATTGGTGATACATCGTTCATAAATCTTATCGTGTGACATTTTACACGCATCAATCTCTCGATTAGTTAATCCAAACAAGTATAGTCTTCTTAAACTTCTATTTTTATACCACCATAAGAGAAGCTTTCGAATTTGTTCTTTCTTAACTACACTTAAATATGGAATCAATAAATCATCATCCTTAGTTTCATACCACAATGCTGAAAGTTCTGATAGATAATTCATAACATGAGAACATGGATCTCCATTTTTAGGATTACATGTGATCGCCAATAAATCATATAGTTGATGAGCTTTAGTATTCCCAAAACCAGTTCCTCGTAGAACTCTAATAAAACAACGAAGAATGCTCTCTTTATCTAGGGCAATCTGAACAAACGGAGGTTTGAGTATCCTAAGTTCATTCTCTTCAATAGAACAAATTGCATATATAGCATCACCTTCTTCTAATGGACAAAAGAATGGACATCGACATTTAAAATCTTTGTTTAATGTTTGTGTATGAACGATAAAAACAGTATCTTGATTACGACCTTTTGAAATTATACTAACAACTCGACCAAATAATTCTGCATATGATGCTTGTGTATTCATTTTTACATTTGGTGTTCGTTTTCATAAAAATCAATTTATTGTACATAAAAAAAATGGGATGGGTATCTATAGTGATAGGAGTAGTTATCGCGATTATTATGGTAACTATTCTAGTTATGGTTTTAAGCAAGTCCAAATCAAAGTGTCGAAATAAAGGCAAATCCGGTAAGGGTAAGTGTTCAAAATTTGAGAAACCTGGAAAATCCGGGAGATCTGGAAAATCTGGGAAATCTGGAAAATCTGGAAAATCTGGGAAATCTGGGAAATCAGGAAAGTAGAGTTAAGAAACAATGAAAATCCAGGAAATAAAGTTTTACAAAACATAGAAATCAATATAGTTTTCAAAAGAGAGAAATCAAGGAAATCATGAAAATAGTGTTTTAGAAACCAGAGAAATCGATGAAAACATAGAAATCATGAAAATAGTGTTTTAGAAACCAGAGAAATCGATGAAAACATAGAAATAATGGAAATCATGTAAATAGAGTTTAGAAAACAGTGGAACCATGGAAATAGAGTTTAGAAAACAGTGGAACCATGGAAGTAGAAAAGAGTAGGCTTTAGAAACCAGGAAGATCTGAATTTAGGAAGAAAAAAAAATTTTCTATGTTTATTTAAAATGGCTGCTGCTGCTTTGCCTTATGCTTCAGCGATATTAAGTAATCCACAAGCTCTTCAGGCACTAAGTGGTGTAGGAACTACAACAACAAAAGCTGCTGCTAGTACCGCTAAAACTATTTTTATTGTAATTGGAATTATTATAGCCGTCTTTATTGTCTTTTTCTTTATTGCCATTATCAGTAAGAAAAAGAAGAAGAGTTCCAACGGTAAGAAAGGTCGATCATAATTTATATCATATATTAGATATATAATATAAAACATAAAATAAATTATACAACACTTCTGAAAGATGTGGCATGAGATATCTATTATTATTGTATCTTGTATAGTTACTCTTCTTATTATTAGTTTATATGTAATGTACCGAATTAATGAACCTCTAGATTTGCCAAAATCGACAATTGAAGTTCCATATGAGACTGATCAACGTCTTAATCTAGAAGAATCAGTAAATCCGGATATTTTACAGAGATGGAGTTTTATCTTGGATAAATTTGAAACTGGTGATCTTGTCGCAGTTTCTTATAATTCTTTTAGAGGAAGATTAGTTCGAATTTTTACTGGATCTATGTGGACACATGTAGGTATGATTTATCGTCGTCATACAGATAACACTTTGTATGTGATAGAAGCTGCACGTTATGAAGATAAATCCGGTGTTGTTGTAACACCAATTGAAAAATGGTTAGATTGGAATGAAGATCGTATTTTTGCATGGATGCCTCATCGAGGAACTTCAATTCAAGACCAAGATATCGAACGTGTTTTTAATTCGGTTCAACATGGTGAAGTTGATCTTTTTGTAGGATCATGGCTACGTGCTATGATTAAACAGAAGTATAGACCTCAACCCTATAAAAAATACTTCTATTGTTCCGAATTAGTTATTCATTTCCTTCAAGAGTTAAATGTAGTTGACAGAATTTATTTACCATCTGGCTATCCACCCAAAGAGATTCTATTTGGAAAGTTACCATTAATAAATGGGCATTCTTATGAAGAACCTAAACTATTGACTATGAAAGCCGTATAAAAACTGATTAATAATATCAGGTCTCAAATTTTTTAAAATGCGAGGTTTCGTGTTCTATCTAGGTATCCAATTATTTTTACTCATTCAATTATTTTTACTCCGTATATTCGATCTAGACGATCCAGATATCTTAGCAACTATATGTTCAATTGAATTTGTAGTAGCATTTACTTACATACTCATTAAATCGAATGCTAAAATCGATCCGGACGATCTTCCTCCTAAATAGCCATTATTAGATATATGTAAATATTTACATATATCTCTAATATCGATATATTGTATAAGTTTCTCCAGCAAATGGTATTTCATCATCAGAGAATATCATATAACTTAATGGATCTAAATAATAAGACATATAACAACCCTTCACAAATAACTTTATTAAGAATTTTCTTTCTACATCGGTAAATGGAACTGGTTCGTCTCTACGAAAAGATGCAGATTTATAAACATTTACCGAAATGTTTTTAGGTCCTCTGAATAGACGATTTTTGAAGGTAACTTCTACATTTTTACCATCTAGGTTTTGAAGAGCCAATATGTCTTTTTCTCGTAAAGCTTTACGAGGAATTTCATAAAATTCATCCATATTTTCGTATTTAACGATAATAATAATATGTGACATTTTGAATTTATTGACATAAGAATTTCAAATCTCTCATTTTTTTGAATGTGAACTTACTTCTAATATCAGTTCTTAAATTAGTTATTTTTGGATGTAAACTTCTTATTTCCAATATCCACCCGGATATTTATAATTCTTAAATCTCTTATTAAATCTTTTAGAGGCCGTATCTGATTTCTCCTTTTTCTTGTCTTTCTTTCTGTCCTTGTATGCTCTCTTTTTGTCTTTATATTCCTTCTTCTTGTCCTTATATTGCTTCTTTTTATCTTTATAGTTTTTCTCTTTCTTCTTATCTTTCTTATTCCTATGTGCTTTCTTCAGATCCTTATATTCCTTCTTTTTATCATTATCTTTCTTCTTATATTCCTCGGTATTGTCTTCCTTATTTGCCTTGGCATTATCTTGCTTGTCCTTATCTGCTTTCTTTAGGTCTTTATATTGTTTCTTCAGGGCTTTATATTCCTTCTTTTTATCCTTATATTTGTTGTTATCTTCCTCGGTGTTGTCTTCGTTTTGTTTATCTTTCTCTTTCTTTTGCTCCTTCTTATCTTTGAGGAGTGCTTCTAATTCCTTTATTTCATTGGTTAATGTTTTCTTATTATCTTCTTTCTTGGGTTGTTGACTATCTATTTTGACTAATCCTGGTGGAGATTGAACTAATTGTCTTGATTTATGAAGGATAGCTTGACGTTGTTCAGGTTTATTATTACCATTATTATGCTTTTGTTCATTCTTATGATTATCAATAACAACATTTATAAAGGAATCTATGGAACTTGAAGAAAGGAAGCTTAAAGAAGATGAACTATTAAATGTATTTGAATGAAATTGTATCTGATCATCTTCCGTAGAAGATGATTCCTCAGATGAACTTGATTTTTTAATGTGTAAAGCCTCCATGTCTTTTTACATAAATAATGTGAAAAAACATACATATTTTTTACTACAAATACTACTTACATTTTCTTATTATTTTTAATTTTAAAAATAATAAGAAAATATAAAATTGTTTTTCATTGACACCAAAAAAATCGTTAAAATAAAATCTGTAATTCAAAAAGAACATGGAACTAGATTATAAAACTTTAAGTATTTCATTAGCCCTTATGTTTGCTGGATCTATGATGGGTCCATTTTTCATCATCTTCCTTGCCATTTTAGTTTTAACATACAAAAATCATGAAGTTTTACTTAATAAATCCCCTCCAACTAAAAAGTTTGTTGATGAATTAAAAGATAAAATTAAACCTTATGTTGCTATTTTAGTTAAAATGTCTTCTCATATCCCAGTCTTTAAATCATAATAAGACTGATAAAATTGATATTTTTTATAAGTTTTGATTAAAAATCCAAGAGAAAGTCCCAGTACTAAAAACAACAAAAATGTCTACTTTCGAAGATCTGGAAGATAATGAGGCCTGGCAAGTTTATATTCCTCGTTGGAAACGCAGAACGATCAAGAAGACTGAAGCAGCCAAACAAACTTCTAAAGTTAGAAAGACGGAGAAAGAACTTGTTGCTGACCTCATTGAAGAAATCAATTCGGGTCTAGATGTTAAGAAACTAACCACTCACGAGATTAATCTCCTTGAGAAGAAACTAGGAAATGATTGGTTTGAAATTTTTGGATTTACAGAAAATCCGATATCTCAGAAGTAATCAGTAATCTTCTTATATGTATGTTTCAAAACATACATATACCTAAATAAGAAACCTATTTAAAGGAATTGTATCTAAAAAAAAATGGAACAGGTAATTGATGCATTTAGCTTTAGGTCAGATTCTAAGGATATATTTGTAAATATTCAGAAGACTATGGAAGGACACACTTTTCATCAACATTGTCATATTCTGTATGATTTAAGAACTTTGTTGGGTCCAGATCCTAAAATTTATGTTGAAATAGGAGTTTATCATGGAGGTTCACTAGCTTTAATGTTACAACATCCGAATGAAACTATTATTCATGGAATTGATTGTATGTGGTTTAATAATCAAGAGGAAATTATTCAAGACAATATCAAAAAATTTAATATCCATAAACGGGACGTTTTTATTCATAAGGGATATTCGTATGATGATTCTATTTTACATAATCTTATAAAGAGTGGACTCAAAATCGATATCTTATATATCGATGGTAGTAATTATGGTAATGTTGTCATTGCAGATTTTGAAAATTATCTAATGATGATGAATGAAGGTGGTTATATTGTTTTTGATGATTATCATGATTGTATTCACTGTCCTGAAGTTAAGGGAGCTGTTGATGAAATTGTTAGACGTATTCATAGTAATTATTATCTAGGTCAATTCGAAGTTATTGGTAGTATAGATAATGCTACTGATGCAGAACCTACTGATTTTAAGAAAAATAATATGTTTATTATTCGTAAACTTCCTATGCGAATGAATATTTCTTTTGCCATTGTAACACCAACTTATAAACGTCGGAATGGCACTAGTCGAAAGAATCTTGAGAATATGATGACTATGTTGAAGCAACAAAGCTACCAGAATTTCAAACTTTTCCTTATTGGAGATGGTTACGAAGATCCTGAAGAATTTAAATATATTAGTTCTCTATTGCCTGCAGATAAAATCTATGCTCATAATTTACCCGAGGGATGGGAACGCACTCGGTGTAAGATCAAGAAAAATATATGGTCTATTGGTGGGGCTCATGCTATAAATGTGGGATTACAGGAAATACGAAAACAGGGTTATAAATATTATGTACATTTAGATGATGACGATTATTGGCATCCTCATCATCTATTTCATTTAGCGGAAGCGTATACATTATTCCCGGATGCTGTTTTTGTATCTACCATGGGACGGTTAGATAATTGGATATTACCTAAAATTTCTAGTTCTAAACTTGAATATAATAATTTTATTCCGAAAGGGAGGGATTGTTTCCATTCTACACAAAGCTTTAGATGTGATATTATACCGTTCGAATATCTTACTATTCATGATGGCGAAGAGGAACGAGAATACCCGTATGCTGATCAAGATATGTTGAAAAGAATTGGCCAATTAGTTATACACCAAAATCTAAAGACACTCGTTGTCCCCTATATTACATGTATTAGAGATTCGGAAGGATCTATGTTAAACTCATAATATTTTATCGATCTGTGTGTCTGCATCAGACCAGAATTGTCCTGTATCAATTAAGTGTCTTTTATATTTATAATATTCATTATTAAGATTCAAATATAGTTCCCAACCAATATGAAGTAATTTCCTATATTTGGTCCGAATCCAATATTTGTTCTGTTCCTGACATAATAATGCTAAATTACGATCGGAAAATGAATGCTTAGGTCCATTGAAGACTACTCCTGCATCAAGTTCCTTTTTTATAAGTTTATCTATAAATTCCAAAAAGAATTCCGTACGTAAAACAATAAATTGTAATCCTGTCGGTCCTATTTTGTGATCACTATATTCAACTGGTTTAGGAACCCAATCCCTAGCATCTTTAAATGTAACTAAAGGTAAATTATGTAAATACAAATCGATAGAACATAGTGGAACATGAGGGTATTTTCGAAGCAATTTTAAACTTTCTTCAAAAGCACCCTTATCTAAAATTACATCACCTTCTGAAATACAAACGAATTTACTGTGAACAGGGACCATTCCCTTGACAACTGCTTGCAGAAAAATATTTCCACCAATATTAGTTTTACTTCTTACATGTCCTTTAATTCTACCTTCTTTATAAAGTGATTCACAGTAAGCGCCTATCTTATCCGAATAAGGACTTAAATTTTCTAAAACATAAACATCGTATGGGATATCTTCTACAGTTTTATATGCACACGTGCTTCCAACCATAGATTCTAACGAACGTTTTAGAATATCAAAGTTGAAAAAAGCAAGAACATATACAACTGGACGTTTATTCTCAACATGTTGAATTTGCATTTTCTTATATTATTTTTTAAGTACAGTAGATATTTATATTTTAAAACATATAAATATTATAAAATGTCAAGACGACATCAATTAATGCAAACAAAACGGATTTCATATCAAGCATTTATATCATTAAACTTGATATACTTGACGGAATGAGTTTAGCGAATTCCTCTTTAATTTCAATTCCTGAGGAATGGCTTTTTATAGGAATTTTAACTAATTATAAATATGATAGTTCTGGAATTCAGTATCAAATTAAAAATGAATTTATTATTCATCCAATGGCTGTAATTACAGATTCTAATTTTAACGTTCTTCGATATCATGCACTTCTAACAACAGATAATTTATCTAATGGAGAAAACCCCCCTCAATTTAGTGATCCTCGGGTTTTCCGATGTCAAAATGATTTCTGGTGTATAATTACTTATTATATAAAAGGTGCTAAAATGGGACTAGGCAAAATAGATCCTATTACATATACTATCGATAATATACATCCCTTCAAAGGTGATTTTTCACGATAATATTTAGCAAAAGAATTGGTGTCCATTTAATGATTTAGGTGAATTTCGTCTAGTTTACACTCCTGATCCTTGGACAACTTTCCAATTTAATGAAACTGAAAATATGACTTTATTAGAAGGCAATGTGAATGCTAATTCCAACATTAAAATTATGGGTAGTACATCTTATCAACTCTGGAGGAAAGATAATCAAGATAGATGGCTAACCGTAGTTCATGAAAGAACAAATTCCTATATGAATAGAATTTATGTTCATTATTTTCTATATTGTTATGAGAATCAAACTATGATTAGCGACCCTTTTTATTTGATTACGTTATGTATAGAATTTATTTTAGGTCTTTATATTATCGATAACTCTTATGCTTTAATTTCATTTGGAATTCAAGATACCAATTTAGCAGTCGCCAAGATCGATCTCAATTCAATCCAATTGCATCCATATTAAAGATCCATCTTTAATATGGGAGATCTATTTTAAAGATGGATCTTTAATATGGGAGATCGATTTAATGTGTCAATGATTGATCTTATTAAAAACTTTAAAAGTCTTTCTATTATTAAAAAAATTGATGGCATTCCAGGATTCTGAAATTTTGAGGTATAAACCTACTTACATTATCGGTCATGGTGGACACAGTAAGGTTATTGCAAATATTCTAGAACTTAATGGAGTAAAAATAAGTGGATATTATGATGATGATAATGATCGTTCGATTATTAATCACATTGGAACAATAGAAGATCTAATTAAATCACCGAAACCTGGTGTGTATATCTGTGGAATTGGAGATAATCATATTCGTTCAAAAATAGTCTCTCAATTAAGCAATCTACAGTGGATTAATGCTATACATCCATCTGCCATTATTGCAAAAGATGTTCCGATTGGAGTTGGTTGTGTAATTTGTCCAGGTGCAATCATACAACCAGGATCTAAAATAGGTGATCATGTTATCATTAACTCTAATGCTGTAGTTGAACATGATTGTTCAATTGGAAACTTTAGCCATATTGCACCCGGTTCCACTTTATGTGGAAATATCACTATAGGTGAAAGGGTTCTCTTAGGTGCTGGATCGACGGTGATACCTAAAAAGAACATAGGTCATAATGTGATAGTTGGAGCGGGAACAACGGTAATTCGAGATATTCCTTCTAATGTAAAAGTCGTTGGATCACCGGCGCGTATAATCTAAAATATATTATTTGAGCAATCAAATAATATAGAAGTCTAATTGTGTGGATTCATAGTAATATATTTAGTTCGATATATATTATCTGTAACATAATATTTTAATTTAGTTTTCCAAAGCACAAATGGCAGAGATATTTGTCCTTGTGGATGAAAATGTATATTTTGATTTTTAACATATTGTAGCATATGTTGTGTATACATATCATAAAATGGTTGCATATGTTTAGCAAAAGGCTTAAGATAGATTATAAATCCATTCCAATATAGTCCATTATTAGATGGATAACCTAGTGTATGATAATCTTTTATTTGTCGTAACAAATCTGTATTGTTATATTTTGGCATATGCATTGAAACATGTGCTTCTGTATAAATGCAATTTCTATATGGATGTCGAAATATAATCATATCATATTCAGTTGGATTAATTTGTTTTAACAAAGTAGAAATTAATTTAGGGTTTTTGATTTGAGCATTTCCATCGATATATATGCAAATGTCATATTGTTTGAGGGGTTCAATTAAAAATAAATTACTACGAAATAGAATTGCGTTAATAATATTTTTATTTGACGGGTGGACGTTTAACTTGGATACTTCGATAGCATCATAAACAATGACTTTATAGAAATCACTTTTCAAATTAGGGTTATCGGTAAAGCATATGTAGTCACATTCAATATCTTGTAAGACATGTGGACGTAATGTATCATAATTTCCTGTAATTACTGTGTAAATACAAATCTTAGGTTTTGATATGTTTTAATTAAGAGAATTATTATTATTTTTCTACATATTCTGAATAATTTGTATATAACGATCAATAGTGCCTACATCTATGTCTTTATGACAAGGAAGACATAAAATATGTTTATATATGTTGGTAGAAGTTTTTTTAGAAACTAAGGGTGAATAATACTTTCTAGCTGTAATTCCATGAAGTTCTAATTGATATAAATGATCGGTTGTAATTTCTTTATCGAATATAATAGGAATACAATTTACACAAGGGATATCAGAGGAATAGTTTGGAAATGGATTTATGCCAGGAATATTAGTGATTTTATCTAAAAAGGCTTTATATAACTTTTTATGTGTATCTACGATAGAATCATAATTCTTCATCACATAATCTAAAATAAAAACCGCTGAAATATCCGACATTTTATAATTAGAACCCATAGATTGCCAAGAGAGACGTCCTTGAATTATTTCAAATCCAAAGTTGATACACTTTCTAATATAAGGTTCATATTTTTTATCAGCGACAATAAGACCACCTTCTCCATACCCAATAGGTTTTGTATGATGTAAGCTTATAATACAACCGTCTCCATAATTTATTGCGTTAACACCATGATAAGAAGTTGAGAATACTGTGGCATTATCAAAAATAAGCACTTTCTCACGTTGTTGTGCCCAAGTTATATATTTTTGAATATCTACAACATGACCAAACAAATTTGTTACAATAATTCCATCAATGTCATCGGTAACTTCATTAAGATCAAGTCCCATATCCTTATCAATATCGACGATTAAGGAACCTTCTAAAATACCTTGAGCGGAACATGGAAAAGTAAAAGCTTGAGTAGCATATTTTAATCTTTTGTGCATATACAGATTAATTCCAGCCACCAAAGCATGAAGACCAGCAGCACCATTACAGACAGCAATTATACATTTATCTGAAGAAATCTTTAATTTTTCACGAAAGAATTCTTCTAGTTTTAAAACAGCGGGACCATAGTTAGTTAATTGATTTGTTCGAACGGATGGAGCTAATAACTCCTGAATATGTGAAAAATCGATTTCTTTATAAGGAACCCAAGGAACTTTTGACATAATTTTAAGATAGTCAATCAATCTTTATGTCAGATTGATTGGATAAATTTACTCTAAAAATAAATCATTACACTTAAAATTATGTATAGCTCGGACAAAAGCGATAATTCAAACAATAGATCTCATCGATCTGCCTCTCATCGATCTAGCTCTGGATCTCATCAATCACGATCCGGATCTCATCAATCACGATCCGGATCTCATCAATCACGATACAGATCTAGATGTTCACATTCTGGATGTTGTCATTCGGGATGTTCTTGTTCTCATGGGTTAACTGGTTTAGATTTACTTAGAGAAATTTTCCAGATTATTCCTCATGGTGTCAGGAGAGTTGCACAAGAATCACCTAATCATGTTCGTCCAGGTATTGTCGAACTAGTTAATTTGGGATCTCAGATTGTTCTCAGTGGAATCGGGATGATTGAATTGGTTGAAGATATTCTAGATGATGTATATGAAGATGAGTATTCTGGAAATGATGAATTTAAAGACGAATTTAATCGACAAGAAGCTGAAGACGAAGATCGAACCAAATATAAAGATCAACTTAAATCAAAAAGCACATCCAAAAATAAATCTAAAGAAAAATCGAAAAGTACATCTAAAGAGAAATCCATAGAGAAATCTAAAGAGGAATTTGAAGAGAAATCGAATGAAAACTTAGAACAGAGATCTAAGGAAGAACTGGAGCTAGAAAAGGGTACAACTACAGATTTACCACCAAGTTCATTTTTAGAACAAGAACATATTGCAAGTCCTCAAATCGATGATCCACACACATCCGCTTCGGATTCAGGATCAGATACAGATTATGATGAAGATGTAATCTTCCGACCATAAATATTAAATATAAGATCTTTGGATCGGAATCGGAAATACTATAGTATTAAATAACTGTTTAAAAAATTTTAATGTGGAATCACATTAAGATTTTACTAACGGAGGTCCATTCCGGACGATCCCCCCGACACTCCAGAGAAAAAACGAAAAGAACTACTAATAGCATGCCATAAAATAGAGAGTGTAGATTCTTTTTCTGGAGTACATGCTTCCTTTTCTGAATTTCTGGAGATTTCACTATAATATTCTGGACCTGAACGGATAAGATCTCTAGCAGGAGGTGTATAATCTTCAATCAGTTGAGGAGAATAAGAAAAACTAATATTATTGGCTTGACTATTCTTAATCGTAATTGGAGATGATCGAGCAACTGGACCAGATGTTCTTCCGGAAGAACCATAAAGGGTATGTTCTTGGATGGGTTTTCTTTCTACTGTGTGGTTCGAAAAGTCTGAAAGTTTATATTGAGTTGTATTCTCGGAATTGAAAAAGTCATCTGAGTTAGAAGTCTTTGGAAATTCAAAGTGAGTATGTATAGGTAAAGTAAATTCTTGTTTATTAACTAGACGCCACCAAGGATGTTGAAAGAATTCTGGCCAACTTATGCGTATATGAGGATCTTTTTGGAGAAGTCCATTAAGAAAATCTAAACACTCTGTAGATAAATGAACATTTTTAGGAAAAACAATTGGAGAATCCCTCAAACATTTTATCAATTCAAATTGATTGGTGACATTATACACGGGTTTTCCATATAAAGCTTGATATAAAATAACACCTACACTCCAAAGATCCGATTTTGAAGAATACTGTCTCTCCAAGAAGATCTCTGGAGCCATGTAAAGTGGACTCCCACACAGGGTCTCTGTTAATACATTATCAGGAAGATCTTTAGCAAACCCAAAATCACTGATCTTAAGTATTTTATCGTGTGTTAAAAGAAGATTTGCTGGTTTAAGATCACGATGAAGAATTTTTTTACTTCGAAGATATTTGAGACCTTGCATCAATTGGTACATATAATTACAAACTTCTTTTTCTCTTTGACGAGTTTCCCAACCAACTGGAGGCTTAGACAAGAATTTTTCAAAATCACCACCACTACAATATTCCATTACAATATACATATAAAGATTATCTATTTGATACTCTACATCTAGTGTTTTGACAATGTTAGGATGCTCTAGAGATTTAACAATCGCAATTTCTTCATTTAATTTGTCTATATATTTTGAAGGAATCGTTCCAACGTCTATTGTTTTAATAGCTACTTGCTCTTGTGTTTCCATATCTACACCTAAGTACACGCGAGAGAACGAACCACGGCCGATAGCATTAGGTTGTACAATTTTGTAGCGATTTTTGATTAATGTACCATTTTGCATCGCTCTTTCAGATAATTCGAAAAATATTTTAGCACCACGTAGTGGAACTTAAGAAGCTTGATCAATTTGTGTTAAATATTTTACTTATTTAAGTAATCATTTTACTTGGTTTATATATTCAATTTATATAAATTAAATAAGATGTTAAATCTCTTATAATTTTGTATCTGAACTCTATAAATTAGATTTTTTATTAATGTTATTATGATGTAATTCAATAAATTTATTTTTGCTTACGTTAAAAATATGTCTTGTAAACCTAATTGTTGTCCGGTTCAAAATTGTACTTGTTGTCCTTGTCCAACTTCTTTTACAGGATCTGGTATTGCTCGAGATTTTACTTCTCGTCAGATCACTAATTGTAATCGTATTATTGACGTTATTGAACCTTTACCCTTAAACGTTCCTAATATCGATATCGTTATTCATACTCGAGGGACTGGTGCTCTCGAAAGAACAGTTCCTGATCGAACCGTTATTGGAGGAAATTGCAGAGGAATTGACGCTGTAGATTGGCAATTTAAACGAACAGATCCAGCTCAAGTTGCGAGTGGAGATTTTTCAGTGATAGGAGGAGGAGAAAATAACACTGCTTCTGGAATTGAGTCAATAGTAGCTGCAGGATCAAATAATACTGCAGATGGAGATGAAACAGTTGTCAGTGGCGGTGCATATAATTTGGCAAAGGAACTAGGAGCAACAGTATCCGGTGGATTACGGAATTCAGCTTTAGGAACTGTTAGCAGAGTTGGTGGTGGAGCTGGTAATAATGCTGGGGGAGATAATTCAAGTATAGGTGGTGGAGCCAATAATAATGCTGGTGGAGATGGTTCAAGTATAGGTGGTGGTACCAATAATAATGCTGGTGGAGATAATTCAAGGATAGGTGGTGGTACCAATAATAATGCTGGTGGAGATGGTTCAAGTATAGGTGGTGGTACCAATAATAATGCTGGTGGAGATAATTCAAGGATAGGTGGTGGTGAACAAAATATTATTAATGCTAGACTTGGAACTATTGCAGGTGGTGGTGGTACAAATTCTGCTGGATCTGGTAATCCAGATTCTGGTAATCAAATCGAATCTGGAGGTGATGGAGGATCCATTGGAGGAGGATCAAACAATCAAATCTTAGCTCCTGGTTCAGGAGCTGCGTTCGATCATGGTACAATAGGAGGTGGATTAAGTAATACTGTAGCAGCTCAATTTGGTACTATCCCTGGTGGAACTAATAATATTGTCGATGGTGATGGTAGAGGAGGAACCATTGGAGGAGGATCAAACAATCAAATCTTAGATCCTGGAACAGGGGTCGCCTTCGATCATGGTACAATAGGAGGAGGATCAAACAATAAAATCGTAAATCCTGGATCAGAAACTGCGTTCGATCATGCTACAATAGGAGGTGGATTAAGTAATACTGTAGCATCACAATATGGTACTATCCCTGGTGGAAATAATAATACTGTTGCAGCAGCATTTGGAGCTATTGTTGGTGGTGGTGGCACAAATCCTGCTGGATCTGGTAATCCAGATTCTGGTAATCAAATCGAATCTGGAGGTGATGGAGGATCCNNCTCCTGGTTCAGGAGCTGCGTTCGATCATGGTACAATAGGAGGTGGATTAAGTAATACTGTAACAGCACAATATGGTACTATTCCTGGTGGAAATAAGAATACTGTTGATGGAACTGCTGGTTTTGCTGTTGGTGATACCAATAAAGTCGAAAGTACAGGAACTAACTCCGCTGCTGTTGGTGGAACTGGTAATACCGTCTCGGGAGCTAATTCTGTTATTACAGGATTAAGTAATATTGGTGGAGCAACGACTCTAGAACAAGACAATACTACCCAAGTTCCCCGTCTAAGAATTAGAGGAGGTGTTCAAGATCAAGTTGATGATATCACGACAGGATTCCCTGCTACTCTTTCAGTAGATCAACATATTGTTAACGTGATTGTCAATGCTCCTGCTACGATTAATTTACCCAATCCACTCACAGGCATAGTAGCTGGTCAACATTATATTATTAAATCTAGTTGTTCTAGCGCAGCTCTTGTTACTATCAATGGTAATGGAAATAACATTTGTCGTTGTAATGGTGTTGCTGTTCCTAGCTATACTATTAATCCAGGTGAAGCTACAGAAGTGGTGTGGGATCCTGATAATGGTACTAACGGTATTTGGTTAGAAATATCCTTCTGTCATAGCACTGGATTGGTAACACAAGTTTTACCTGTTCCTGGACCAGACCCAGTATTTACAATTCCAGCTGGTGTTACTCGCATTGAAGCCACCTTCTGGGCTGGTGGTGGTGGTGGTGGTGGTGGTGTTGACGGTGCTGGTGGTGGCGGTGGTGGTGGTGGCTCTGTAGTTTATCGAATGCCGTTCACTGTTTCTGCAGGTGATACAGTTAGTTTAACTCCAGGATCTGGAGGAATAGGTGGACTACCAGGACAAAATGGTACTGTTGGTGGTAATACTGAATTTACTCTAGACCATTTAGCAAACCCANNATTAACCGTATTTGGAGGTGGTGGTGGTGGAGGTGGAGGTCTTCTAGGTGCTGGCGCTGGTGGTGGTGGAGGTGGTGCTGGTCAAGTTGGTAATAATGCTAATGGTATAGCTATAGGAAATGGTGGTGCACCATCTGATCTTTTCAGTCCGGGTGCTACCGGTGGTGATGGTGCAAATATATTTTTCCAAGTAAAAAATGGCATTACTATTCTTCCAGTTATCACTGGAGGTGGAGGCGGATATGGTGGTGGAACCAACTCTAATGGTGGTCGTAATTCTATAGCACTTGGAGGTGTAGGTGGAGCGGGAAATAATGGTGGTGGCGGTGGTGGTGGTGCTTCATATGGATACGGGGGTAGCCCTGGTAGTAATAATTCTGGAGTTTTAGGTAGTGGAGGTGGTGGAGGTTCTGCAACTAATGGTAATGGTGGTAATGGTGGTAATGGTGGTAATGGTGGTGGATTTATCGAATATATTTTGGGTTAAATATGTTATATGATATGTGTTATAATATCACATATCATGATATTAACTACACATAACGAGAATCCAAGTAAATGTATAAATATTCCCTTCAAATTCTAATTGTAATGCCGAATCTTGATATGATAAATTGAAAACCATTATTAAAGAACCAGTTCGAGATCCAATCGAAGATTTGGCATCTTTTACATATACAATATAATACTCGTTGGGATCATCGTAAACGATTTTACCAACGGACTGAACTTCTAGAGGAATATTATTATGTGTTTGTACAAAGGAATTAGCTCTATCGGAATCTGTAAACAGAACTCCATAGCAAAACATTGCATAATCGTGTCGACCTGGCATGATATATACGTGAACATATCATAATTTCAAAATTTGATCTCAATTTTAAGTGAACATATATGTATTCTAAATGGATCTTGTAACAGTTTGTACTTTGATTTTAGTATCTTTTGTTGGATCTACATTTTTGGTATATCCATTCCTATATTTAACTTGGCACTGGTGTTTATACAAAGCTATCAAACTAGAAAAAAGAAACTATTTCCTAGCCTTATATCATGATTGGTCTCTCCCTCAAGCACATAATTTCCCTAAATTAGGATTTCTAAATTTAATGTATACAAGTATCTTGGGTTATATCATGTGGAAGTATTCCATATCTTGAACATCTATCTTTATATATTAAACATATTATCATATGTATATATGATAATATGTATCCTTAATAACCCGAATATCCAAATCTACCATGACCAAGATATGCTTTTGATATATCATGTTGATGAAGAAGATTTATCGCATATGGATAAAAATCCTTTTCCTCCTCTGGAAGAACACAATCAATATTACGATTGTGTAGTTCATCTAGAAGCTTCTGATAAGACATATTCTTATAATTGTCACCAGTTGAAACTTCAACAGTAATGTTGTGATCTTCTTTAAGTTTATCGTCGTTAGAACTCATGTTAACAGTTGCATCAAATATATATATATATTAATCAATATTTTATAAACTTTCTGGAACATCCTTAATATTATAAATTTTCTGGAACATCCTTAATATTATAAATTTTCCAAGATATCCTTAATAATATTAACATCTTGTCTTAATTCATTTTCGTTAATTGTTAAAGGTAGTGCTAATCTGATCGATGTGTCAGTTTTGTTAATAATCCTTTCTCTTTAAATTTCATACAGATTCCCATACACTGACGGACGAATCTTTAGTAATTTCAATACCATTAAAGAGTCCAATTTCTCCAATATGGACAGTTGATTTTTAAGCTAATTTTAATGTTGTTTCAACATCCTCTTTTCCAGTATTCATAGGAAGAACCAAACAATTATGTAAAGTATTTTGCAAAAATGGGAAGTTGGTAATTATGAAAAGCTCTTGTTGTTAGAATACATCTATTAAGTTGGTTTTGAAGAGATTTTAGGATGTCCATAAATTACAGAAGAGTACCCACTTAAAAAACAAAATAGCTTTAACCATGTACATCCGTCATATAAAGGATGATAATTATGAGCACCATATCGATCTTTCAAATGGATATACGTTTGAGTTTTATTGGAATCCAACATGTTATTTGATCATCCTAATCAATAGTCTTTAAGTGATAAAAGATTTTATATTAAAGTTTAATATAAAATTTTAGAATTAAAATTTTTTAGACTTGATAAAAAATGAACATTTGCGAATTTCATCAAGAGATCACATGCAATCACGTAGTTGAGGTTGCAAAATGTGGAGGATGTAATCAATTAGTTCTATACTGTCCAATCTGTAGACAACAACAAGTTCATGAAGAAGATCCTAAATCGGAAGAAATTAAAGAAGCTGAATCTATAGATACAGAGTCATCCATTAAATCAGGACACAAGAAAAATCATGATGACTCCGATCCTAAAAGCTATATTATTGATATGACGTCTTCTCATCCGAAAATTATTAAACAAAGCAAAAGTACTAGAGATAAATCGAAAAGATCCATTCATAGACATCATAAACATAGCAAAGGATTACACGATGGAAAGTCCGAAAAGTCCGAAAAGCCCGGTAAGTCCGAAAAATCAGAACGATCTCGGAAATCACGGAAAAAAATAATAAGGATACATAAGAGATCGGATAAATCAGATAAATCTGATAAATCTAGTATTCAAAATCTTCAATCAGCATTAAATATCGATAGAGTCAATGTTCTTCAACATTTACATAAGGATACTGTATCAAAACAAGAAGATCCAGTCAATTTATCTAATACTGGGATTATAACTCAAGAGAAACCAGTTTCCACTTCAGTTTCAGATTTAGTTCAATTTCTTACTACTCCTAATGCAGACACTTCGGAGACAAATCAGAAGAATGTACAGATCAAGTCTGAAAAGAAAGAAGATGAAGAAGTCCCTGTTCAGATAGAGAATGTTTCTTGTGGACCCATGTTTGCTCAATTTACAAACAATCAAGCTCAGACAGTTAAAGTTGGTGAATTTGTTCAATTTTCATCTAATGTAATAAATAGTGGCCACTTTATTCTTCAACCAGGAAATCGTTTAATTACATGTCTAAAACATGGATACTATAAAGTGGAATATGTAGGGAAAACTATCGAAGAATGTCATTTTAACATGGAGAAATCATCAACAGGTCAATTTACATCTATTCCTGGATCTGGATTTTCTTCCACAGGAACATTTATTTACGGTAGTTTCATATTTGAAGCAGAAGCAAATACTAATTTAGCTTTGAAGGTTCTATCATTATCATCCTATCATGATAAGATCTCTTTCCCTGCTATGCCAAATAATGTTAATAACTTATCCATTACAATTACCCAACTATAATTTTAAAACATCATTTCTTAGTGAAATAATGTTTATGCATGCAGAGTAATCTCCTGTTTAATCCAATCCGAATTGTAAATTGAAACCTCCGATGAATCCTCTATCGGGCTAATTGGACTTTCCTGAGAAGAACTCTGTTCTATATGTCCATCTTGAGAAGAAGAAAACTGTGAATCTTGAGATGAAGTACTATGCTCTAGAGAAGATTCACTGGATGAATTGAAAGCTCCTTCTATATTTGGATTAGGTGAAAGTTCTCCCGTTTCTGAAAACCTAGGGAATTGGTGTTCTAATGGACGTCCAACTATTTCAGGTCGTCGAATTTTAACATATTTCAGAGGTCGAGGTATATTCGGTATCATAATTTTATCCCGAATGGACATAATAGTCTCATTAAACAAATAATACGCATCTCGCATCAATTCTTCTCCTGGACCTGATTGAGTAACTAATCCAGATGCATACACGAGGAATGTATGACAAGGATTTTTGTTTTTCCTTCGCATAGATTTATGATGATCTGGGACTTCATATGGTAATTCAATAGTTACGTTATGTTCTACCGAGTTATGATAACGAGCATAGAATCCATTTAGGCCATCAATTTGACGAACAAGTTCATATCGATCAATATGGAATCCCAAATCATAATTGTAATTGACCATAGCTTTACATACTTGTTCAATACCAAGTGGTCGAGTCGTAATTTGTTGAAGTGTTAAAATCCAATCTAATTCAGCTATGAAATCTGAATGATACAGAAAATCGGGCATTTGTCTACTTAAAAATTGTGCCATTTTTGCATCGATTTCTGGAGGTGGAGATGGCAGTTCTTTAATTTTATAATCTACGGTGGATTTCTTGGATGGATCATCTGGATCTATTTTTTGGATAGGTTCACCTCGACTATTTTCTTTTACCCATGTTAAAGCATGAAGAGCCCGTTCTGGATTTGCCCGTAAATGATCTAGTTGATCTTGAATCTCCAAGATTGCATCAATAATATAATTAGCACCCTCAATACCTTGTTCAACTGAAGAAGCTCCACACATCTGAATTTTGGTACTTGAAAGTTTAATACTAACGTTCTTTTCCTTGGTTGACACATCAATAGTTATAGAATTCTTAAACGGTCTGGATGAAGTTGATCTAATAATTCCTCTTACGTATCCCTTATATCGAAGAGAATAAATAGATCCTGGTTTTCCACAATGAGGAATCTTATACTTTTGGGTATGTCTCTTGGGTGGTGGTAAATGGATCCTTGCTATAGGGAGTAACCCAAATGCAGCATCTAGATTTACCGTTCCTTGTAAACTAATGATCAATGTGGCTGTAGTAACTCGAAGAGATTCAAAGCTTACAAGACTCATCTTATACAATATATTTTACTTTAAACTTAATATTAGCTGCTTTAAGTATTTTTAATCAAATTTCAAAATTATAATTTTGAAATCAACATAAGTATATGTTATTGATGTCAACATACTTATGTTGATCGACGATTCAATTCGTTTTGAATCAATTTCTTCATTAATTGTTGATCTATTGGTTGTCCATCTTCCATAGATTTGAGGAGTCCTTGCAATTGTTCATTAGTTATTTCAGTTGTATTGGATCTAATTGGTAATCTTGTCGAAGTTGGATGTGTATATTCATACTAAGGTGAATACGGGCACTGAAATGCTCGATTGAAATAATCTAACATTCGATGCATCGAATCAAATACATCCATTCTTCTACAGCGAGATCTATATGAATACGGTGACCATCCAAATGGATCCCTATCTAACATAGGATGGAACCCTGAAATACGGAAAGGATCTGACGGTGACATTTCATTGATAATATTAAGTTGCTCTACTGTTGGATTGTCTATTTTAACTGACACACCATGATTAGTTATCTTAATATTGTCTCTAGGAACACCGGATTTCTCAAGTCGTTCTGCTATTTCTTGGGGTTTAATTGATGTTCCAGAAATTGAATATGTTAATTTTCGATGTAATTCCTGTTTTTCAGGGTTTGTAATATGTTCAGTGTTTTTGACGTCAAGGTTTACGTTTTCAGAATTTGATTTAGACATTTTTACACTAGAAAATCAAAGTCTTTTTTACGATTTCAATTTTGATCTATATACATATATATAATTTACTAACTATAAAATATGGTTCATATATTAATTTGAAAAGATCGAACAACTCTGTATTACAAATGCAGAATCTGGATATACATGAAAAAATAATCACTAACACAAACCAAACCACCGCTTGCATGGAACCTAAGAGTTCTATCAAAGTTTAGAAATTCCATATCGAGTTGTTAATATTGTTTCAGGTAAATTTAATGCTACTGTTACTAAGAAATATGATTTTGAAGGTTGATACCCTGCATATAATACATATCTAGAGTTAGTATCTTGTTCGAATTGCACACATTATCAATCCCAAAAACTTAATATTACATATGGTCATCGATATAATGAGAAATCTAAACATCCATATATTAAACAGCACTCTCTGTGCAACCTCTCGAGTCATATGTGCGATTTTAGAAAATTATCAGAATTCCCAAAGGTTTACAACTCCTTTTTAGGTATCCATATGTTCGAGATCTAAACGGGACTATTAATATATGAAAAATTTATCAATGATCTTCAAAAATTGATATTTTTTTAAACCGTTACCGGTCTAAATAAATCACTATGTCTTGTCCTGCCATCACCAAATTTGGAAGTATTTGTAATAATGCAGTAAAGAAATACGGTGTTTGTGAAAAACATCGATCATGGTCTTATAAAGGACCTTCTGAGGTTCAACATCCGGAGATTTCTAATTATGTTAAAACACAAGCTGAACTTATGAGAAGAAACAGAGAAGCGATGAGACGTTACGAAGATCGAACTGGAAATGGTTCGGATATACAAGCTCCATGGAGAGGTAATCTATGTAATGTTTTGACTCCAGAGGAGATCGAGGCTATTGAGGATCCAGATGTTCGAGAATTTGCTTTAACATTAGAGGAAAGTCGTGCAAATATTGAAAGAGCCAAGGAATACATGGATCCGTATTTAGCTTGTAATTTAGCGATAGGTGTTAATGATTATATCAACGATCCTAATACACAGGTTCCTCTACGTGTATTATGTATAGAAGGTGCTCGGGCTTATTTAGATTAAATATGTATTCATACATTATGTATGGAAGGTGCTCGGGCTTATTTAGATTAAATATGTATGCATACATTATGTATAGAAGGTGCTCGGGTTTATTTAGATTAAATATGTATACATACATTATGTATAGAAGGTGCTCGGGCATATTTAGATTAAATATGTATTCATACATTATGTATAGAAGGTGCTCGGGCTTATTTAGATTAAAAATGTATGCATACATTATGTACATAATGTATGCATATGGGTAATAAACAGGTATTGTTAGAATATAAGTCTACTGATCAATTAGCTCACATTTCAAAGAACGTTGGATTTTCTGGTTCGTCGACAATCTTATTTTCAGCTACAAAAGTTGCCATTTATTCTGTAGACGCAACAACACTGATAAATAATAATCTCGGTGTAGTTCAAAATTGAGACAATGATATAATGCATTCTCAATTTGGAGCAACTTTTGGTGTATTTCATCTTGTTTTGTTTTCACGTCATCAATAGTCTTTACATGTACTAAATGAATTTAGTACATGAGGATCTATTGATGACATTTCCTATTTATACATACATAGATTTATAAAATTAATTTTCACATGTAGATTTGTAAAATACATGAAATTTTACAACCATATAAAATCGATAATACATGGAATGTTATAAATCAGAAGATTTATGTGTTCTAAGGATTTGACTATAGGACTAAACACACATATTATGCAAATTGTGCCTAATATGTTACAAGAATCATGACGATTGTATATCATAAGATTTATTACTATTAATATGATCACTTGCATAAATTGCAAGTGTCCCTAATATATTACTAATCCACCAAACTTTAGTTTTAGATCGCGAATCTAAAAGGATCGATATCGTTTCTGATCAAATGCTTTCAGTAGATGTGTCTATGGGAATAACATTTTCCATTTCTATATTTCGTTGACATAATTTTTAATTGATAGTCGACAAAACTATAACTTATTATTTCGTTAATATGATATGTATCTTATCCATAAAATTAGTAAGTAAAGAAAAAATGATTTCCAAAAAACTTACTTTGGTTTATAACCAAACCAGATATGGCAGAACTCGAACAACGTATTCTCACCCTTCTCTCTTCTTCTGTAGTTGACCCTATTACTCGTCAACCCAAGGCAGATGGACCCATTAGACCACCAATGAAAACTATTGATATTGCTAAGGAACTTTTTGGTACCAACGGAGAATCCAAGATGGTCAATCCTACTCTATATGGTTTAGAGAAGAAAGGACTTCTTGTAAAGATTGCTGATGAAGGTGGTAAAAATCCACGATGGACTGTTGCTAAACCCGGTGCAGGTTTCCCTAAAGACGATGAGAAGTCTGATTGTAAGGAACATAAGACTGAATTACCGAAACTTTCAGATGAGGAGGCCAAAGCTAGAATCCTGGAAGTTCTACGAAATTCATCTGATCCTGTTCCTACACTCACTATTTCCAGAGCTCTGTATGGACCTAAGGCCACCAGAAAAATGGTCAATAGTCAGCTATATTCTCTTCTTAGTAAGAATTTAGTTTCTAAGAGTAGCAATCCAGATGGTACAAATCCTCACTGGTCTTTAGTTCAAGCACCACCCAAGCCAACAACTCAGACAACAATGAAGCCACCAGCTCAAGTTCAACTCCGGATCGTTTCTTAAATGTTATATTATGAGATTATATAATCTCATAATATAATTATACTGTTCCCACGGGTTCGATTATTCCCAATGGTTCTGTTGTTTCTAAGGGTTTAATATCGGAGAAAGTTTCAACTGGCTTTAAAGGAGCAAGTAAACCTCGACGAGTATAATTCCAAGCTAAAATTAGAGCGATTAAAAGTACAATGATTGCTATGAAAAGCATAAACCAGATAAATACATTAATTTGAAGATTAAAGAGGAACCAAATGAGAACACTTGTGAGAAGTAAAATAGAAATAATCATAAGCCATAACCAAATTGGCATCTTTTATATAAAAGATAATTAAAATTGATCTCAAATATGTAAACCTGTTTTTAAAAACAATAATCTGGCTCATCTAAAGATGAGTTACAATAGAACAATGTGGAATCTACTTACACGTATGGTCGGATGGATATATCCTCTGTCAACACCTCCATTATCGAATCACTCTAAATCGATGGATGAAGATCTTATAAAAGATTGGCAGTGGTTATTGTCAACCGGTGAAGAAATTGCACTTAAGCAAGATGAACGAAGATCAGCCGACATCCGAAAAGAACTTGACGTTATCAAGAAGGTAACTAATAGTGTAAAATATCGAAAATGTATCTTCTCAGAAGTTACTAAATATATAGATACTTTATCCCCTGAAATGGTGTCAGTTTTACAAAATAGTCGTCTAGATGCCTCTAAGAGAGACCGAATTTTTCGAGATATTATTCGATCAGTATCTCAACGGTGGCTTCTTAATATTTTGATAAATATTTTCATGGCTGGGGATTCTGGTATTCCTTATGAAACAATCATTTCAGAAAATACTAATTTTTTATCTCACCCAGTGGATATCTCCGCTTTTATTGCATCAAATCCAGAAGCATTTACCGCACGATGGAATGAACAACCTTACAAGAAAAATATTTGTGGTGAGATTGCCTCAATGGCTTTTTATGCTTCTCATCCAACTCAAGAAAAAGGATTGACAGTACCCTTAATTACAGATATTTTATGGAGTATGCATGTGTGTTTATCTCGAGAGATCAGTACAGATCTGAATAGAGTTTTATCTCCACAAGAATATGAATACTTAACTCAAATAGTGCTATCTATACTTCAAGATTTAGTTTCCCTCTGGTATAAGACAACACAAAAAGTTGGTGACATTTCTAATAGGGCTGGTCGCTTACCTGAAAAATGGAATTTAGATCGTCAAAAAGAAGATGTTAGACTTGCTACTCTGAAAGCATCTGGAGTCTCTGCTAGATACAATGATGGACCTAATGATGATCTCTGGAGAAGTCATATCGAAGCAGTTAATACACAAAACTTCATCAAACAATCTCAGATTTTGGAATCCAAAGATGTTTTTGTAAATAGAAAGAAGCAACTTGAAAATAGTTTAATCTTTACACCTAAGATTTTAGGGAAGATTGGTCCTAAAAAACATAGTACTTAATTATGTATATATGTAATCTGACTACATATAAACAAAATTGTTGTTTAAATCAATTAACAAGATACAGAACTGAGAAGTTTATGGAGTTATAAATGAGAAAAATATATGATTATTAATCAGATGAATAGAAGCATTCAAATAATTGTTAGATTTGTAAAAGAAGAAACTAATATCATATAAGTTCTTGAAAATATGAACTTATATGATTATTCATCAACGGGAGAAGTATTTTCATTGTCATCTGTTTCGATTCTAAGGATAGGACCAGGTTGTCTATTTCCTGGAAGAGGGCACTTATAGTGTCGACAATAAGCATTCTCAAATTCATCTAGATCAGAAATCCACAGGTCAGAGGCACTGGTCATTTGATGAGCTTGACGTTGACGTTGGAGTTTCTCAATTTGGTCTCGGAGTTCTGCAATTTCATCTTCTGTACAATTACTCATACGTGTATTTGTAAGTAAATCTTCTGGTAATCCAAGTTCTCTCATTTTAGGAAGAACAGTTGATTTCTTCTTATTAAGGAATTCGATCTGACCACTGATAACAGCTTGAATAAATCTAATTTTTGCCTCCATCTTTTCGATTTGAGCATTAATCTGATTGATCATATGCTGTCGTCTAGCTTCATAATACGGTAACCGGTCTTTGAAAAAGGCTTCCATAATATCGGCTGTTGTATTATATTTAATAGGACGATTATCTGTTGATAATAAGACCATATTAGTGAGACCATAAGATTTCTGAAGTTTTAACGATCGATGATCTGGATTCTTAAAGCCCATAATTTCAAAGTATACTTCTTTAGTAGATGATCCTGCTCGATAATCCGTAATGAGTTTGTTTTCTCTGAGCTGATCTAACCATTTTCTATATTTATTTGTCCATCTACCAATGGGAAGTTCTGTCACAATAACTTTATTTCCAACAATCTCGAAATTTCCTTGTGTTTGCATCGATAAACGTGGACCTCCTTCACCTTGAGATTGAGATTGAATAGATAAAATTAAAGGTTTCTGTTGTGGTTGTACTTGTTCTGTAGTTTCTTCCACAGAAGCAATATCTTCAGGATTTTCATCTCCAATAGGGATATCAATGGCCTCTCTTGGTGTAAAAGTCGCACTGACTGCAGTGGGTGTAGCTGCTTCTGTCTTAGATTTTCTAGCTTTGTTGATAACCGAGATAGTTCCCTTAAATCCTCGATACCATGGAATAAGTTCAGGAAGTGGTTGTCCTCTGATTTTAGCTTTAATCCACTCACAAAGATCTAGGGGATTATGATTAGGAATAAAAGTAGAATGCCCAGTACCGATGCCATGAGAACCATTAACTAGTTCCATGGGAATGATAGGAAGAAATGTTTCTGGCTCTACATCTTTACCTTCATCATTCACCAGTTTGAGAAGTGGAATATCTTCCTTCCTAAAAACATAAGGAATCCACCATTCTGGATATGTATTTGGATAACGAGATGCGGCTGCATCAGCACCACCATGTTTACGAGTACCAAACTGACCTTTCTTGGTGAAATATGGAAGATTATTCATACCCACGAAATCCTGAATCATCGTTAGAATAGTATCGGTCATAGATTTATCACCATGATGATAGTTTGTTTTCTCCATCGCAAAAGCACCGAATTGAACCAACTTAACTTCATCTAATGTTTTCTTAAATCCCTTTTCTGGTTTCCCTTCTGAACACCATTTCAGAAAGGCTGACCATAGAACTTTCCGTTGTGTAACTTTTAGACCATCCATAAGACGAGGTAGAGATCGATGCAGATCTGCAATAGAGTATTGAATAAATTCATAGTGAATAAACATAGAAATAGGTTGCATTTCCATTTCTTCTACTTCAAACACATGTTTCCATTGAGCTATCCACCGTTTTCTGGCATCGGCTAGTTTATCATCAAAAGCCAAACGGAAAGAATCCGGTGCCTGATCATCATACAAACACACAACAACTCGTGGGGTCTTGAAATCATCTGCTACATCCTCATCTGAAGATGTACCCAAACCCTTATAATACTTGTGTTTCCATGATTGATAATCCGGATGTTGTCCTTTCCATTGTTCATATTCTCGCTGTGTGTAGAATTTAAAGACCTGACGTCCCTTATACACTCGAAGAATAGGTGTTCTTAAATACATTACAAATCCACGAGCAAGTAAGGATGGGAAATAACAATGGAAAAAGTTCATTACCAGACCGATAATATGTTTACCATCATCATCTGAATCTGCCAGGATAACAAAGTGACCATACCTAAGGGTATTAAAGTTCTCTTCTTGTGTATAATCGAATCCCCAATGTAGACCCAACATCTTAACAAGTTCTATAATTTCGGCATTCTCTCGAATTTGTGTAGCATCGGCATTCATCACATTGAGAGGCTTACCTTTCATTGGAAACAGTCCAATATAATCTGGACCATTTGGAACTAAATCTATCATATTCTCAGCATAACCCATGGCTGAACTTCCCTCAACTACATATAGTGTACACTCTCTAGATTTAGCACCACCTGCTAAATTTGCATCTTCACCTTTCTCTAAAGAAATATAACGTTTCTTCTTACCATCGGTCTTGGCGAGTGATCGGAATTGTTTAGCTTCTAAAGCACGATAAAGACGTTCAACAAGTTCCCACTTACCCATAGGTGCAAGAACTTTCTCAGGAATATTAATCTTAGGAGTAGGTGACATCAGTTTAGTTTTAGACTGACTGGTAAATTGAGGATTGGCTAAACGACAATTCAAAATAATTGAGAGATGAGGACGAACATCTGCCAAAGTAAGTTTAATTTCTCGCTTATCTTTATCTTTCTTATCCTTTCCTCTCTTACCACCACCATTAATGGTTTCCAGAATAGCATTGGATAATGCTTTCATAGCTGCATCAACATGAACACCAGCTTCTTTTGTTGGCATACCGTTAACAAAAGAAATAGCTTCTCCCATATCGGGTGTATCTATAACACACATCTCAATAATGGGAATAACATATGGATTTTTAGCAACTTGAATACCTCCTTTCTTATTAACAGTTTCAGTTCCATCTGGCCATTCATAATACACAATATGAGAACGATCATTTCCAAAATAAAGAGCCGCATAGTCTCGAACATCCTGAACATTAAAAGGAATTCCATTGAAAGTCACAGGAACCTTACAAGTTAAAGATATATCAGCTGCATGACGAGCAAATAGATAAAAGGCCTCTTCTGGATATTGTGTATATCCGAAACGAGCAAAATCCATAGTATAGACGATCTGAACACTAGATTCACCTTGATAAGGTTCAATTGATGGTTCACCTCTTACAGACATATTTTCGTTCCACACTTGTTGATACTTTAGATTTCTAAAACCATCACATACAATAACCATGAAAGACTTTGAGAAGATGTTTACAAGCTTTGCCCCGTACCCGTTCATCCCAATACCTGTTCTCTCTTTAGAGTCATCATAGTTGGAAGATGTTAGTAGCATACCCAAAATCATTTCCGGAACATACACTCCATGTTCCGGATGAAGTTCAACAGGAATAGGAACACCATTATTCTTAATACTAATAGTATGCTCATTCATTAAAACTTCAATAATCCCCGCATCGACCCCTGCTTTTCTTGAACGATCAACATTATCACCACCATTAGATAAAATCTCTAGATACAGACGTTCAACACCATCAGGAACCGTAATGGTAGCTTTTCTCATCTTCTGAGTATTCAGATCAAAAATCCATTCATCTCGTGGTGTTTGAGCATCATTTCCTATATACATTCCACATCGTTTATAGATCTGTTGGATATGAGTTAATTTCTTATAATCAGTGGCTTGTGGAATTAATGGTGATCCATCAGCTGATGTTGGAGTGACTGGAGACTGATTGGCAGGACTTGGTGGTATAAAATTTTCTTGGGGTCTCAGAGGTGCTAATTTAAGAGTTCGAGTTGCCATAATTTTTCCATTTCTGGAATTTTGGATTTTCATAAATCATTTTTGTGATAACATCCTCACAATCACAAACACAAAATCATGTTTAGACCATATGTATTGTAGAGTTTTTCATTTTAGCATCAAAAATTATTAGATTTCCACAGCAAAATAAAAATGATTTCATTATACCATATTTTTATTTTATGCTAAATATCCAAGATACTCAACATCATAAAACATATCAGTCGTTAGCACGTCTCTTATTCGTGTTGATCGGGAAAACCATATTTATCTAAAGCTGTTTGGAACAATTTGTTACTGATCCACAAGAATAGCTGTATATTGGATAACATAGACTATATTATTGCTCATATGTCGTCTGATATCAAAGAAGCTTTTCTATCTCTGTCAACCATGCCAATCTAGATATTGTAAAACATTTTTTAAGTACTACTAGCATCCCCGATTACCCTATTCAATTAACAGAAAATCCACATAAATGCGTTTTGCCTTAAAAGTACCTACTGATCGTAATAAATTAGAGATTACCCACTATATTGTAAGGTTAGCACAAAACATTAGATACTTCTGTATATATGGAAAATCTGAATGGGAATTATGATATTATCCTGATATAATTAGAGAACTCCAATCATTATAATTGATTTTTTTTAATAAATGTTAGCACAAAAACATATCGCTTATAAAAACGATATGTCAGATTTATCAGATGTGAAAGCCAGTGCTTTAGACATCCAAGAAAAATCTATGTTCGAATCTTTACCTTCCGAACTCAAATATTCTATTCTGTTGGATTTATCCTTTCAAGATTTGTTACGATTATGTCAAGTATCTTCCAATCTTCGATCTTGGTGTAATGATTGGTATTTCTGGGCTACAAAAGCGGAACGAGATTTCGACTTACCTCGACCTCTATTTCGTTTTTATGGCATGACAGATCCCCGAACGCGGTATTATGAAATTCAGAGACATGATCATGATTATAGCTATTATGCCAGATTAGCAGCCAGAAAAGGTAATTTAAATCTCATTAATCAAATTAGAGCGAAAAGTCCACGATATGTCTCTGAAAATCAAATTCTATATGGTGCTGCTGAAGGAGGACATATGAAAATTGTCCAAAACCTAATAGAAAAGTACAATTTTCATCCAGATACTCTAACAGAAGCTTTAGTTTTAGCTATTGAAAATGGAAAACTAAAACTTGTTCAAACTCTACTATCACCTCGTTCCAAATTATTTAAAATGAGGAATCGAGAATATATTTTAAATAATGCTCTAGTATTAGCAGCTAAAAATGGCCATATAAATGCTGTAAATTATCTAATTCAACAGGGAGCTAATGATTTTAAGTCCGCTCTATCAGCAGCAACTAATCTAGATATCATTATACGTCTGTTAGATGTTGGTCAAGAGTATGTTAAAAGTGTTCTCCAAAAAGCCATTGTTGATGGCCGTTTAGATATAGTTGAATATATTGTGAAGAACTTCTTTGGATCTCAACCTGATAGGTTTAATATTGGTCATTCTCTAAGTGAAGTTGCTAAAAATGGTCATTTCGATATTGTTAGATATTTGGTATCTATCATAAATGAAATACCTACACGTCCCATCAGATGACTCTAAAAAAGAATCTAGACACTGCCCTATATTATGCATCTGAAAATGGATATTATGCATCTGAAAATGGATATTATGCATCTGAAAATGGATATTTTGATATTGCTCAATATCTTGTGGAAGGCTCAGACTTGATTAATCTGGGTAGTTGTAATTTAAATACAGCTTTACAGGGTGCTGCTAATGGCAACAAGACGACATAG